TTAGCCGGGGATCATGTCTTCCAGGGAAAGGTGATATTCCGCTTCTGTTTCTGGCTCCGGTTCGTCTTCCCTGTCAGGCAAGGATGGAGCGGCGAACACGTCCACGCCGGGGACAGAGGGGGCGCCGGGCAGCGCGTCCCGGTCATCCGGGAGAGCGTCAGGCTGCTGGCGCGCCAGACGGAGCACGGCATCATTGTGTTCCTTGAGAGCCGCCGCGCTTTCCCTGGCGGGGGCATTGCGGACTTTGTAGTCCATCATCAGATCAGCGCGGCGGGAAGCGATCAGGCCCATTTGGGATTTCACGGCGTCCTCGTCGTTCCGGGCGGCGGCCACGCTCAACGGAGCCGCCCCCAGGATGCCGCCGCGCTTGTCCAGCACGATCACCGTGTCCGGCTTGAACGGGTTGATCACTACGTCGTGCTTGTCGTCCGCCAGTTCATGGCGGCGTCCGTCGTCAAGGTCTGTATAATAGGCATGATAGATGCGCGGTTCCGGGGAAAGCGTTTTGTCCTGCAAGGTCATGTACCCCCGTTTGACGGTCAGGGTACGCACCTTTTCCGGTCCCAGCAGGGTGACGTACAGGTCCAGCGGTATGCGCCAGAGTTGCTTTTTGCCCTGTTCCCACACGGCGGAGGGAGACAGGCGCGTTTCCCGGAGGCGGGAGGGATCGGCCAGCACCAGCGCGCGGATGGCCTGCCATGCCTGTAATTCCGCCTGTCCCCTGGTGGGATCGGGAAGCTTGTTCTCCGGCGTCCAGACGCCTTCCGCCAGCGCGTACTCGCGGATCATGTGGCCGCATTCCCGCCAGCCTTCCAGCATGTGGTTGGTGCGGTTGTTGATGATGGCGTACACGTCCCGCAGAATCAGACTGAACTGGTAAAAATCCAGGAAGGGGGATTTGATCATGTCGGCATACTCGCCCAGGCGCGGCAGCGCCTTGCACAGCTGGTTCTGGTAGGCGATCATGCCGTCGGTGCTTTCCGGCTGGCGGCGGTCGCGGCCTGACTGTCCGGGCAACGCCCCCAGCACATTGTGAATCAGGCTGTGCAAGCATTCGATCATGGCTTTATAACGGGGATTACCCGCGCCGCGTCCGGCCCAGCCGCCCATCAGGGCGTTGCCGGCTCCGGTCATGCCACCCATGCCCACGCGGATCACGCCGCCCGTGCGGTCGTGAAGCGCCGCAATGTATTTTTCCGAAAGGTTGGCCGTGCCGTGCTCCATCATCAGCAGGCAGCCATCCGGGTGGTAGCCGGTGGAATAAAGGATATTGGCCAGGAAGAGGCGGAACATTTCATTGTCCAGAGCCTTGCGTTTCCTGGGATCGTCCGGCAACGCTACAAAGGGCATGTGCCCCCAATCAAACCGGCAGCCGGACGCAACGTCATGGACGCCGAATTCCAGCACGCGCACAGGCTTTCCGGCAAAGGTGACGTAATGGTCATGCCATACGTCGTCGAACATGTATTGACCACCCACGGGCAGCCCCACGCGGGAAGTGCGCACGTAAGGCAGCACGGCAGCGGCGGCGCGCGATCCCCATTTGCCCTGCTGTTTTTCGGCTTTGGTGCGGGCCAGCACTTTGCGGAGATTGGCCGCCGAGCATCCGGGCGGCAATGTGGCTCTGGTCCAGTCCTCGAACCCCGGCACTTGTTCCCGGCCGGAAATGATGCGGTGCTGGATTTCCAGAATGCCCTGTTGCTCCGATCTCTGGTGCTTGTCCAATATGGCCTTGCCCCAGGCAATGAAACGAGGGGAATGCACTCCCGTGTCGGAGGTGCGGGATTTAAGCGTGTTGCCGTTCACCAGGGCGCGCCAGTTGCCGGGGTCTTCCCGCCAGGCATAATATCTTTTTTTGGCAAGCCCCTTGCTGCACCCCATGGCCTTGGCCAGCCGGTCGATGATGCCGCCCGTACCGCATACCGGCAAGCCGGAAGGCAAATCGGAAAGGGCCGCCAGCCAGCAATAGATCCGGTCGCGGGTAGGCATATCAAGTGCCAGCCAGTCTGGATCATGGGCAGGTACGGGTACTTTTTTCATAGTGGCTTAAACCGCGGGGAAAGGGATTGATGGGAGGCCGTCGCCGTGACCGGCAAATACATCCGCCACAGGAAGGTTGTTCGGATTGCTGGGGCGGTCCTGGGCGGATTTGCGGGCGGCCTGTACCTGGTCCAGGGTGGAGCGCAGCACGATTTCCAGGGCGGCCAGGTCGTCCTTGTCCAGCAGGGCATGGCGGCCAAGGTCGCAGAATTCGCTTAAGTCCTGGCAAAGTTTGTTTTTGGCATAGGCGGCCAGCTTCCTGGCTTCCGCGAGTTCCGCTTCCGGGTTGGTTTCTTTTTCCCTTGCCGGGCGTCCGTCAGGGTTGCCGGATGCCTGGAATCCGTGAGATTTGGGCGGAGTGACCACGCCAAAGTCAAAGTAGGCTTGCCGGAGGCTGTCAGCGTCGGAAAGCTTGCCGATCTCTTTCAGCGTGCGGGCGTCACGGCGGCCGCTTTCTATAAGCGCCACATCCACCGTGCCCAGCTTCCGGGCGCGCTTGAGCACTTCCCGGTAGAGTTTCATGTATTTTTGAGCCGTCCTTTTATCAAAAACGAACCATGATTCGCTTTTGGTGCTATCCTTTTTACTATTAAATAGTTTTTGAAAATCACCATGTTGAGAGGCGGATTTCATTCTACCTAGCAACCCGCCCAGCACCACCGCCGTCATCCAGCGTTTTTGTTCAAGGTTTTGAATCTGATTTGTCAATCCGGTGATTTGGCCGTGGAGCGCGTTGGCCCGGACGATTGCAATTTCCCAATCCCGGTTGGTAGTTGTCACCTCATTTTGAGGCAGGATCTGAATCTCATATTTCATCTTTGAATTTTCTGAAAGCGATTTTGATTTTGCGCATGGCGGCGCGCTCAATGCTGAAAACCCGTTGCCGGGTCAGGCCCAGATAGAGGCCAATTTCGCGCTGTGTCAGGCTGCCGGCATGATCCAGGCCATAATGGCGCCGGAATTCCGGCACCCGCCAGAGGGCCTGCCAAATGGCCCATTCTTCCTCCGTCATGGGGGTGTCCATGTTCACGTCGGCCTCAGGTTGCATGGCGTTACTTGGTGAGGGGTACAGGCAACACGGCGGTGCGGGCATCCTTGAGGCCCTCGCGGATCTGGGCGGCTTCCTTGTCCAGGCAATACACCACCGCCCAGGCCACCAGCCAGCCCATCAGGGCCATAACGGCAACGGCTCCAGCAAATTTTGCAATGTCCCGCATAGTGATATTGATGTTAATGGCGGAGGCGTTCAGGAAGCTTGCTAATCCTGTCCAGCAGAGCTTTACTCTGTCTTATCCCTGTGAGGACGCTGGCCAAGTGCTGGTAACAGACACCTAATTCCGGGGCAGCTGTTCTATAGCTCCAGCCCTTGTCCTTGAGTTCTTGCCGTGCTTTCACCAGATTCCCGGTCAGGGCTTTGGCCTTGTGTTTCTCTTGTGCTCGTGCGAACATAAGAAATCAGATATACGATTTATGAATTGAGAGCAAGGAAGAAATATCATAATTATGAATTTTTCTCACAGACTGATGGAGGCAATGGTGCGGAAAGGCATTAACCAAAAAGAGCTTTCAGAAATTGCAAGTGTTCCTCAAGGAGCTATATCAAACTATTGTAATGAGAAAGGCATGCCATCCTCGGAGGTGCTTTATAGGCTATCAAAAGCACTGGAAGTGTCTATGGAATGGCTTATATCTGGAGAAACATCTCGCACAAAAGATCCTGCCCCGCAGGACAATCATTGGCGAGACCGCGCTCTCAAGTCTGAAGAGAAGCTGAAGATGCTGAAATCAGCCATGCAGGGGTGGCTGAAAAAAATTTAGCAAAAATGTTCGCGGGGGAACAGTTCTCTTGACATAACCAAAAAAAAATAAGAAGTTGCCGGAAATAATATGAGTGAAGAGATAGCTATGAAAGGATCTGAATACGAACTATCTGGTGATTTTTTTATCAAATTATCACACGATGGAGTTATGACATCACGTTCCTTAAGGGATGTTCTGAGCGGATTAGATAGCGTAATAAAAAGTTGTACTCCGATTCTTTCCGAGGTATATCAGGAACGGGTAGCATTGGAAGGGCTTGCCATTGGATCAATACAATCAGGTAGTTCTTGGTTAAAAAAACTCAAGTTTATTACTGAAAAAACTCTACCAGCATTGAATAGTATGGATCCAAAAATCGTTATTCCCATCTGTCTTGCCGCTGTCTTATGGAAGGGAATAGACGTTTTTAAAGAGGGCGGTAGAACGAATAATTTGATAGGAAATGATATCCGTATAGAAAACAATGCTCCCATCATTATTGGGGAAAATACGTCTCCACAACTCAAGGAAGTATTACTAAGACAATATCCAGGACGAGAAATGGAAATAGATGCGGTTTTAGAGGCTGTGGATAAAGCCTTGGAAAAAAAAGTTACATTGTTTGAATCAGCAAAAAAAGGATTAGTTAAATTAAAATCCCCTAATGGACAACCTGTTTCCGCAATTACTTTGGGAAATGAAGAAGAAGGGTCTGCATTACCGCCGCCAATTTTGACACAAGATCAGTTAAATTTTGTGCCTGATAAATACGAAGAGCCGGAACAAAAGGAGCAAAAAGCCTTTTTTGGTGGAGTCTTGTTAAACGTAACGCGAATGAGCAAGAGTAAGGAGAAAGTAAGTTGGTCAGCACAAGTAGAGGAGGATGAAAATATACCTTTACCTAAAACAGTAAAACAGCTCATTGTTGATTCACCAGAATTACAAAAAGAGATATTCGCCCACTCTCTAGATAGGCCTTTTCGTGCAGATATTTATGCTGTTTATATCAGAGATGGTAAGGGAAATCCTATTTATAAGAGGTACATTTTAAAATCCATAGAATAAAGGATATTTGTAATTTGGAGAAAAATAGTAGGATGAAAACATGGCAGATATACACTCTAATTGGCCTTGCGGCATGTATAACCTTGATGCAAGCATGGACCACTTACCGTATGGTGCAATCAGAGGCTGTATTTCCAATGAAAGCAGTTCAATATCTAAAGAAGAAAGAGTTTGATAAACAGTTAAATACATTAAAAACAACTACTTATTACTGGAGAGCTATCCCAAAAGATCAATTGACGGAAGAATATGTACAAGAAGAAATAGACAATGATGACCTTGTAAAAAAGGGGAGTGTTGATCGAGATACTGTTGAAGATAATCTCCACAAATTACTAGATCCTATTTACGATGAAGAATATGTCGGTACTTTGTACGAAACTGATAAAGATGTAGTTATCGTTTACAAGAAAACAGAAACAAGCCACGCTACCACGGAAGACTTTTTCTATCATGATCCCAATAATCCAGAGGATTGTGATCCTTTCAAATAATCTTTCCTACATTCCTCTTACAAACCCCATGCAATATCATTGCATGGGGTTTTTACATGGCCTGAAATATTGGAACAAGGCTGTTGCCCGTGTGTTATATTATGCACATGGACGCAAATATCACTCGCTGGGTGAAGGGGGGAACTTGTGGAGTGACGGAGGCCGCCCGAATCCTTGGTTACAGCCAGGACACCGTGCGCCGGATGATAGAGGACGGCGAATTGATCGGTTGGCGTGCCAGGCGCGGAGGCCGTAAATTTTTGATGTACAGGGCGCAAGTAAAAGATGTCGCATCCAGGGCGCAGGCTCAGGCGGTGCAGTATGCGCGGGACATGCAGCAACTGACGCTGCCCCTTTAATTTTGCCGCAAATGCCGCAAATACAGCTTTTGCGGCAAACGCCGCTTTTGCCGCAAACGCCGCAGCACCATCCGGGAAATGGGCTAAACTGCCCACATGAACGACGCGCAAAAACAAGATTTTGGAGCTGCAACGGATAGTGGAACGCATGACGAACAAACCCTCACGTTGGGAAACGTCGGGGTGAGCGAGCCGAAGGCGAACGAATCAAACGCCGGGGCAGCTGCCACGCAGCAAACGGCAAAGAAGAATACGCCCTGGTATTTAAGCCGGACATTTTGGATCAACGCTGCCGCCCTGGCCTCTTTATTGGTGCCGGCAGTGAGGGATTGGCTTGAATCCAACCCTGTGGAATTTACAGCCGCTCTTGGGGCGGTCAACGTATTGCTCCGGTTTGTGACCGTGGGCAAATATCAATTTGCGGAGCCGACCGGTGATCAGGATGGAGGCGTTGACGAGTCAGCGCCGAGAGCGTCCAACACGTCCGGCGCCGGCGGCTCCGCCCTCCTGCTGATGATCGGCATGTCTCTGGTTATGATGACCTGGGCTTGCAGCAGCGCGGATAAGCAGACCGCCGCCAGCGTGGCTCTTACGAACGGCCAGGTGGTGGTCATCCGTGGCGGCTCGTCCCTGGTGGTGGACCGTGACAATCACAGCGTTTCCTGGTCCCAGTCTACCCCGGACGTGGTTGTGGTGCCGCCCGTGGTACAGGCTACTTCCAAATAATCGTTATTAACTTTAACTATTAAATAATTATGAAAGTAGCACTGGATATAGGGCATTGCTCCACGGGCGACCAGGGCGCAGTGAGCCGCGACGGCCTGGCAGAGCACCCTTTTTGGGCGCAGTACACGCCGGCAATCGTCAGAGAACTGGAAAAGCTGGGGCACCAGGTGCGCGTCTTCCGCCGCGAGGACTATTCCAGAAGCATCAAGAATGAATGCGTAGCCATCAACGCCTGGGGAGCCGATGTAGCCGTGAGCCTGCATCTCAACTCCGCTGACAGCCCGACTTGCAAGGGCGGCCATGAAGTGGTGCACTACGACGGCAGCAAGAAAGGCATTGCCCTGGCCAAAGCGATAGACGCGCAGTTTGACCTGATTGCGGAGCTGGCCGACCGCAACATACGGACGCCTTATGCCAACCGTGGCGACGTGTTTTTACAGGGCACCGTTTGCCCGGCTGTGATAGTTGAGGGGGCTTTCCTCTCCGTGGAATCCGATGTCAAATTTATCCGCAAAAAGGGTGAGGTACTGGCTCAGGCCGTTGCTCACGGCATCCATGCTTACGCAGTGCAATGTGGGGCGTAATTGCAGAGGCGGCGGCCACCATGGACGCCGGAGCGGTGGGCCAGATGCTGGCCTACTTAATGGGAGCCGGCGTGATCGGCGGGGGTGGGTACGCGATGGGCAAAGCGCGTAAGTCACCCCAGCAATCAGAGGATGCCCAACGCGTTTATCTGGAAGATAAATTCGCCACCCGCGAAGAAGTTGCCGAAATCAAGCAACAACACCGGGCGGAGGTGTCCGACCTCCACGCTCGCCTAACCGGCATCACGGTCAAGCTCAATGAGATGTACGGACAGCAAAACATGATGATTGAAATTCTTAAATCACGGAAATCACTATGAACCAACATGCCAAGGTTAAAATCGCCATCCTGCGCAGTCTCAAGCGGATGCCCAAGACCTACACGATGCGCGACGAAGCATTGCGCGCGGAGGTCTGTCTGGACGTGCAGCCGCGCCCCACGCTGCTGGAACTGGAAGACGCTCTTACGGACCTGGAACAATCTTCCTGCATTATCGGCACCCGCAACGAGCTGACCGGGGAACGCAAGTGGATGATCACGGATGCCGGCATACTACAGCTTGGCCAGATATGACCATCCCGGACGCCATTGTCACCGTTGCCTCCATGGCTTTCAGCTTAACCGCTCTCTATTTATTTTACAAATACCGATGAAGAAACTCCGTCAGGACAGCGTAGCCGCCAATCTGCCGCCCTACCTCCGGGATGCGGTGGACGAGATGTTTTTCTCCGGCACGACCTACAAGGCCGTGCAGGAACGGGTGGCGGAAGACGGCATCACCTGGAGCCTGACGAGCATCGCGCAGTATTACCACAACCACGTCCAGCCGCTGATGGCGACACGCCGCAAGGACATAGCCGCCAAGCTCAACAAGATGGATGCCGAGGGCTTGGACGAAGCCTCCTTGCAAGCGGTGCGCATGACCGTGTTCGACCTGGCCAGCGCGCCGGGCAGCGATCCCAAGACGCTCAAGATTTTGATGGATCTGGTCATCAAAGCCCAGCAGATGAAGCTGGATGAAAGAAAGCTGTCCCTTCTGGAACAAAAAGCGGCGGAAGCCAAACGGCTGGCGGAAGACACATTGAATTCCGCACGCAAGGGATTGAGCGCCGAAACGATCGCGGAAATGGAAGAACGCCTCAAGCTGCTGTAACGCCATGGGAAGAGCCAAGATTAAAGCCCCCGGTACGCTGTTTCTGCCTTGCCAGGCGAAATGGATCAAGGATCAGTCCCGCATGAAAATCGCGGAAAAAGCGCGCCAGATCGGTTTTACCTGGTGTTCATCCTACGCGGACATGACGGGGACGGCCAGGGCGAACAACCATATTGACACCTGGATCACTTCACGCGATGCCTTGCAGGCCAAGCTTTATATACAGGATTGCCTGAACTGGTCCCATATCTACGGCCTTGCCGCCAAGGCGGCAGGGGAACAGGTACTGCTGGATGAAGGCGGCAAAAAGCAGTCCGCCCAGGTATTGAGGTGTGCCAATGGTCAGGCGATTTATTCTTTGTCAAGCAATGGCGATGCCCAGGCCGGGAAACGCGGCAACCGTCGCGCCGATGAATTCGCCCTGAATCCTGACAACCGCCATCTTTATGGCATCATGTACCCCGGCATTACCTGGGCGGGGAACCTGTGGATATGGTCCACCCACCGGGGCAGCCAGAACTATTTCAATCAGCTGATCCAGGAAATCCGGGAGGGCGGCAACCCTAAAGGGTTTTCGCTGCACCGCATCACCCTGGAAGACGCGCTCAACGAGGGATTGCTGGACAAATTGCAGCAGAAATGGCCGCAGGACGACCCGCGCCAGGAATACGACGAGACGGATTATTTCAACGCCGTGCGCCGGGAATGTGCGGATGAAGAAACCTTCCTCCAGGAATACATGTGCATCCCGTCCGATGATGCAGGAGCGTTTATCTCTTATGATCTGATTGATGCTTCCGTTTATCCTGCCGGCACGGCCTGGGAAGAAGAACTGAACCCGGCTGCCCATTATGTGCTGGGCGGAGATATTGGGCGCGTGCATGACCTGACGGTGCTGTGGCTGCTCCAAGTAGAAGGAAAGAGCCGTAGGACGGTGAGGATTATTGAACTGGCCAACATGCCATTTTCCGAACAGGCGGCCGTCATCGACAAGTACGCAGCCATGCCCTGGGTGAAGCGGGTATGTCTGGATGCCACCGGCATTGGACGCCAGCTGGCGGAAGACGCCCGCCGCCGTCACGGCGGCAAGGTGGAAGAAGTGCAGTTCACGGCAGGGGTCAAGGAAGACCTGGCCATTACCCTGCGCCGCTGCATGGAAGACGGGGAATTCAGGATGCCCAACAAACCGGAACTCATTTCAGACTTCCGCTCCATACGGAAGGAAACCACCAGCGCGGGGAATGTGCGCTATGTGGGCGAGCGGACAAGCAACGGCCACGCAGACCGATTCTGGGCGGCGGCCCTGGCCATCCATGCGGCCAAGGAACATGGAACGTGTTCCCCCCGCCGATGGGCCGCAACCGGCAGGACATGGCAACGCTGGAAAGGAGCCTTTAGACGATGAGACGTTTACCAAGATATGCCTCCCGCAACACGGTGGCGCCGTTTTACGACAGCCTCGCCTGGCGGGAACGTTACAACCCCCTGCCGGACCTGACGCCGGAAAGAACGGTTGAACTGTACTGCGCCTGGCGTGAAGGGAGGTATGCGGATGTGATGTTTACGTTTGACGCCCTGGAAGAATGGGACGACACGCTGGGAACGCTGGTGGACCGCCGCCTGTCCGCGCTGGGGGAACTGGACCACGGCATCAGCGTCAACTCCGATGCGGTGGGGGATGATCCGGCCCTCCAGGCCCTGGCCGACGACCAGCAGCAGACCATGAGCGACATCATGAGCCGGATTTCCAACATGAGTGAGGTCATTGAACATTTGGGCCTGGCCACGTTTAGGGGCTTTTCCCACCTGGAAGAAGTCATCGACGGCGACGAGATACGGCTGGAACCGGTGGATCAGTGGTTCTGGAACCGTCCGATGAAGAGAGGCCCCTGGTTTTACAATCCCACGGCAGTAAACAGCCTGTCAGACCTGCACCCCGTCAGTGACGGAGAATTGATCATCCGGGCGGTGCCTCGTCCGGTTGACATCGTGGCCCTGTTCGCCATCACCATCAAGGCGCACTCGGAAGCCGGCTGGGACGGTTTTATTGACGTGTTCGGCAATCCGGCCCTGTTCTTCGAATATCCGCCCGGAACCAGCGACGAAAAGGCGGCGGAATACGATGAAATCATGTTCCGGTTGTTGGGAGACGGGCGCGGCGGCTACCCTAACGGCGGCAAAATTGTTCCGGTAGAAACGACCGCCACGGGCGGGGTGACTTTTCAGGACCGGGCCGTATACGCAAATAAAAAGATGATCATGCGCGCCACAGGGGGAACCCTTACGTCCCTGGCGGAATCCGGGACGGGCACCCTGGCCGGAGAGGCGCAGATGGAAGTATTCAGGACGCTGGCCAAGGCGGAAGCCGTGAAAATTTCCGAAGTGATCAGCAAGCAGTTTGTGAACCGCTGGCTGGGCCGCCTCTATCCGGGCAAGCCCCGGCTGGTGTACTGGTCCATGGATGCGGAGGACGAAAAGGCCAAGTCCGCCAACGTGGACAAGATCACCAAGATGGCCGCCGCAGGCTACCGGGCCGAAGACGAGGAAGTCAGCGAAATGACCGGCATGCGGGTGACGTACCGGGAACCGGTGTTGCAGAGCATGGGAACTCCCGGCCTGCCGCTGCCCCTGATCCGCAACCGCGAATATACGGTGCCCGCCGTGACGACGGAGGAAAGGCTGCTTGCCGTGCTGGCCCCGGAAGCAATCAGGCGCCGCGCAGAAATTTACACCAGGCTGTTGGAAGAATCCGCCGTGAGCGGCCTTGCCGCCGCCGCTGCCGAAACGGCCGCTCAAATGCCCGCAGAAGGGGCGCAGCCACCGGAAACGGATAATGAGCCGCAAGAAGCGGGAAACCCCGTTGCAACCCCGTTGCAAAACGCGGGAAACGGGCAATCCGCGCCAGGGCAAGAAAATCCTGTGAAGAATATGAGCCGGAGCGAAGCGGCCCGGCACGCGGCCAACGTGCGCTGGGGGAAGGAACAAGCCAAGGGAACCAGCCGCGAAAGCAAGGAGAAAAACAAGCAAAGCACTCCCCTGGTGGCCCCGAAAGGCTCCAATGAAAAAACGCAGGTGAAAGCGTTGAAAAAAGCTCTGGACCGTGTGGCTCAAAAAGGCGGCAGCGTGACGGGAGCCATCTACAAGGAAGGCGTGGGCGCTCTAACTGTAAAAGGCGGCACGGTAGGGAAAAAGCGGGATGGATTCAAGGGAGGCAGCGGCGTGGCGCACGTGCTGCGCAAACACGGCAGCCAGGGCATGACCACCGGGAAAATGGCCGTTACCGCCGTGAAGGGAAAAGTGATGCCGGACCCGCAGCCCAGCCGCAGCCGGATTGTGCACCAGGACACCCAGGTAATCGTGGAACATGAAAACAAGAAAGGAAGCGGACGCAGGAACGCCAAGGGCGGCAAACTGCATACCGCCCACAAAAAGAGAACCCCTTAAACAAGCGCGCCCAGGTCATGGACCTGGGCCTACGGCCGGATGAACGGAGATCTGATCCTCCCATCTACATGGTGGTTTCGGTGAGAACCCTCCGCCACCGGTTGCCGACCGGATTTTTACAGTAACACATCATCATCAAACATCAAGACACAAACAAAGTCATGATCAACTTCATCAAAGAAAACGACCTTCGCCCCCTGGACGATCCGGGAAACGGCTGGTACATGATCGAAGCCAACGGAGAACACCCCACCACGCTGGAAGACGGCAGGCAAATTATCCAGGTACTGGACAATGAAGCCATGCTGAACTTGTGCCGGAACTGGGAAAAGGAATTGCTGGTGGATAAAGACCACCTGTCACGCAATCCAGACAATGACACGGCGGCCAAGTCATGGATGAAGAGCCCGGCTATTTGGGACGATAACGGGAAATACCACTTATGCGGCTGGCAGGAATGGACGCCCACGGGGCTGAATCTGATTAGTGGGAAGGAATACAAGCATTTTTCCACGGAATACGAACCGGAAACCATGGAAAGCCTGGGAGGGAACCGCTACCGGCCCTGCCGCCTGGTCGGACTGGCATTGACCAACCGGCCCAACAATCGTGGGCAGAGGCCCATCACCAACCGCGAAAGCGGAAAACCAATAACCGACAACACACCAACGAATATGGAAGAGTTGAGAAAAATAGCCGAACAGCTGGGCCTTTCCCAAGAGGCAACCCTTGAGGAAATCCTGGCTGCGATTGCCACCCTGCAGGAAGCGACGGCCGAAGCCCAGGAGGCGGAAGCGGAAGCGATCCTGAATTCGGAAGGCGCGGAAGATATGACGCCGGAAGAAAAGGAAATCATGAAGGAACAAATCATCACGAACCGGGAACGCGCCATCAAGGTGCTCAAGAACCGCGCTGCCGCCAGAGGCAAAGCCAATCAGCAGGGCAAGCCGGCCAACGCCGCCGTGTTTTCCCGTCCGATCATGAACCGATCCGGCATGAACAACAGGGCGGACAAGACCCGCAAGGCCCTGTCCATCCGCGACCGCGCCCATGAAATCCAGCAGCGCACCGGCATGGGGTACTTTGAAGCCCTGACCCAGGCGCAGCGCGAATTTGGCGAAGCGTAACCCCGTCATCACCCAACCATTAGAAAGGAATTATTCATCATGATCTTTCGAGAAACGGCAATAGCCCAGGGCAAATCCGGGGAAGACCTGCGCGACAAGGAAGGCTACTTCCTGGTGCGCAATGAATCCGATGACCTGGTATGCAGCTCCGCCACCACGGACAAGCCCGTGGGCGTGGTGCACATTGGGGCCGACAAGGGCAGCCCGACCACCTATATCAAACCCGGATTTTCCGGGAGCGTGGCCGTGAAGCTGGGGAGCGCTCCCGGCACGGTCAAGGAAAGCACGGATCTGGTGCTGATGGCCGACGGCCGCGTTAAGGCGCTCCCGACGGCTGCCGGCACTTACATGGTGGTGGCCACGGCGGCGGAAACCGGCGAGGGCGACCAGCTGGTCAAGGTGGTGCTGAGGCATCCGACCACGGTCACGGTGGCAGCCGGCTCCTGATGGCCGGTTTATTTGGATTAACCTGAACACACTAGAACACCAATTATGTATCAAGACGCAAACACATTCAACGAAACCCTGACGATTTTCGCGCAGGGCTTCATGGCGCAGCGGGCCGACAGTCTGATCGACTTCATTGCGCCTTACGTTTCCACCGGCACGGCCAGCGGCGATTACAAGCTGTTTGACAAGAACGCCCCGTTCCAGATTTACGACGACACCGTGATCCCGGAAGACGGAGCGAGCCAGACGGTGCATTTCAACGCCTCCACGGGCAAGTACGACTGCGAGCCTCACGGCCTGAAAATCCCCATCCGCGACTGGGAGCGCAAGCAGGCCGGCGAAAAGGGGTTTGCGGTCATGCGCAACGGCAAGCTCAATACGCTGCTGTCCACGCAGCTGGTCAACCGCGAATATAAGGGCTGGGCCAAGATAAGGGCTGCCGTTACGGCGGAAACCGGCAAGGGCGTCTGGGCCGGTACGGCCGGAGCGGACAAAGACCCGGTTGACGAACTGGACGCCCTGATCGAACAAATCAACAACGATACCGGCTCCATGCCCGGTTTCATGGCCTGGGGGCTGTCCGCGTGGCGCGTATTCAAGAATCACCCCAAGGTGCTGGCCCGCCTGTCCGGCATTAAGGCCAGCGCGACGGTGGATGACGTGCGCGGCATGCTGCTCAACCCCAACATGGACATTCGGATCGGCTCCATGCCGGCCAATACGGCCAAGCTGGGCAAGGCGGCCGTCAAGAAAGGCATCCTGGGAGCGGACGTGTTCATCTTCCACAAATCGGAAAGCCCGACGACGGAAGACATGAGCGCCGTGAAGACGTTCACGATTGACGCCCCCGGCGTGGCGGAAGTCCACACCCTCCGGGATGACCTCAACCACAGGGAATTTGATGAAGTGCTCTGGTCGGAAGATTTGAGAATCACCGCTCCGATCGCCATCAGACGCATTTCCGTGGCGTAACAACTCACAGCTCCCCCGCTTATGGATTGGCAACCGGTCAATGAAAGCATCCTGGACGAAGCTCTGGCTCCCAATGAGATTCAGAAAATTCGGATGAAGCGTCAGGATGCGGTGCAGCAAGGCGCGCCGGACCCTGTGGCCGAAATTGTCACGGCTGTTCCCGCCGAAATCCGTTCCAGGATTGCGGCCGAACCCGTTTGCGGGGAAGCGGTCAGGATATTCCCAGAGAACTGCGCTGGGTGGCCGTGGCGCTGGCTCGCTGGCGCTGCCTGGTGCGGTTCTCCCTGGGGGTGACAGAAGAACGGACGGCGGACTGGAACCGCGCCAACAAGGTGCTGGATGATCTTTCTTCCGGCGCTTACGTCCTGGCGGATGACGGCGGAGATTCCACGCCGCGCCCCCACTATTCCGGCCGCCCCATCCGCTGGGGGCCGCGCACCCGTAACGGCGTCATGTAACGAACCAAGACCATGCCATCCCTGATCGACATCCTCAATGCCCTGAAACTGCTGCCCGTCAAGCTTACTGCGGCGCAGTGGGAAGGCATGCGCGCCGACATCCGCGAGCGTGCCTTTTTCATGGCGCTGGTGGATGAAGCTCATATCCTTCAAGAACACAGGGATGCTGTGAAAGGGATGATTGGCGGCAGCCTGTCCAAGACGGAAGCCCGCGAAGCGATAGGAGACTACCTGGCCTCCGAAGGGTATCAGCCCCCGGAGGGCAAGGAAGGAACCATACAGGACTTGCGCACCGTGCAACGCCAGAACCTGGTGCTTGAAACCAACCAGGCCATGGTGGCCGGCTACGCGCAGCAGGAACTGTTCCGCGGCTCCGTTGCGTTCCCGGCCCAGCGTCTGGTGCGCATCGCGGAACGGGTGGAAAAACGGGACTGGCCCTCACGATGGCGTGAAGCTTATGCTTTGGTAGGCGGAGAAGGAGCAAGCGCCCAGGAAATGGTGGCCCTGAATGATTCGCCGATCTGGACGGCCCTGTCCCGTTTCGATTTGCCCTATCCCCCCTATGATTACAACTCGGGCATGGGGCGGCGCCCCGTCTCCTGGGATGACGCCCGGCGCCTGGGCCTGGTGAAGCCGGAAGACGCGGCGGCGATTGCCGCCCAGGGCAGAAAACGCGGCTCCATGAATTTCGGATTGCAGGCTTCCGCCGCAGGGCTGGATGCCGATGTCATGGCCCAGGTGGCCGTCTTGTCCGGTGGGCGGGCCGTGAAAGACGGTAAATCTCTTGTCTGGAAAGGAGGACAGGCGGCATGATCCGGCTCAAGGTTGACGTAACCGGCAAGCTGGATTTATCCCATGTGGACGCCAATGCCGCCGCCATGGAAGGAGCGCGGGCGGTTTATGCCGAGGTGCTTCATAGTCTGGATGAAATGGGGCGCGCCTCCCAATCCCGCTATTTCTGGCCGGAAGCCTCGCAGAGCGTCACGCCGCCCCGGCTGGACGGGAACATGGCCGTTGTCCTGATCACCAAGAAAGGAGTGCGGCTGCATTGGATGGGGGGAACGGTACGCCCGTCGGGCAAGACGTCCCGCGTTACCGGACGACCAATTAAAAGCCTGCTGGTGCCGTTTGACGATTCCCCAATACGCCGCCGCAGTCTGGCGGAAGCCGGCTATGATCCGCAGGAGGTCATGGTGCTGAAATCCGAAAACGGCCGCCCGTATCTGGCCCATGTCCGCAAATATAAAAGGAAGGTGAACGGCAAGACGGCCAAGGTCACGCCCCTGGGGTATTTCCTTAAATCCGCCACGATTGAAGCCAGGCCGGAAGTGATGCCCTCCGCAGAAACCTTTCAACGCTCCGTCCGTCAGGCGGTCATGCAATACCTGGATTTACAATGAACACGATTCAAGATTCACCGGAATTTATCTTTTGCGAGGCGATCATCAACCGCCTGCGTGAAAATGAAAACCTGCGCCCCCTGGTGCTGGAACAACCCTATGACCGGGATGACCAAACCCAAAAGCTGGCCCTGGCCAACCGTCAATATGACGGAACCGTGGCCGTCATGCCTGCCGGCCTGGGCATGGACTGGCAGGGGGCCGACAATGCCCGAGTACGCATCTGGACGGCACGGGCGGCCATTCTGGTCATGGTGACGGCCAAGACGGAGGAAGATTCCGGCTTGCGCCGGTCATCCGCCCTGCTGGCCGAAGTGATACGCACCCTGTCAGGCTGGGACCCCGATGCCGGAGACGAGTTGATTAAGGAGCCGTGGTTTGTGGGCACGGCGGACTTGATGGCGGAGGATGTGGCTGATCTGGAAAACATCGTCGGAAGGGTGGTCTTCCTTTCCCGGCGCATACGAGTGTAACAATTTTTCAACCCATAAAGAACCATGGCAAAAGCAGAAACCAAACAGGAACAGGCCCCGGCAGCAGCCGTGGGGGAAGCAACGCAGGAAGCCGCCGTCAAGGTGCGCATCCTCAAAACGGGCACCGAGATTGACGGCTGGCGCTTTGCCGCTGGCGCATTGGTGACGGTAACGGCCAAACAGGCCGAGGCCCTTATAGCCGACAAGGCCGCCAAGCGTGTGTATTAACGCCTGACGTGCCCCGTCAAACTAAAGACTAAATATTAAATACAAAAGACTAAACATTATGAGTGCAACAAGACGAGTGAACTACCTTATTGGCGGCATGCCGATCAGGATTGCCAAATTCGGGGCAACGGACGGTAGCAAGACAGTGGGCGCGGACGCATGTCCGGCAATCCCCACCTCCGAAGCCCCCGGCCCCTGGCTGTACCTGGGAAAAATCAAGAGCGGCCAAGTGGAGCAGGTCAAGAAGAACGTCCAGATTGAGGGCGTGAATGACGCCACCGGCATGTATGAAATGGAGGATGTAACTATGGTACAGCAGTACAAGCTTAAATTCACCACGCAGTACATTGCGCCGGAAGTGATTCAACTTGCCTTTGGCGTGGCCGGGGAATTGGAAGACAACCAGGAAGCTGTGCCGTTTGTGTCCAACGGAGAAATCAAGGTCTGGCTATATGGTCGCCTGACGGATCACGCCGAAAACGGCAAGGAACTGATGGAGTGGTGCGTCATGGGAAGATTGCGGCTGACGAATACTCCGAATTTCGCATCCGACCCGGCAACCGCTGAATGGGAATTGAGCATTGAATACAACCCGTTGCAAAAGCTGACGCCCAAGGCATTGGCATCTCCGGCGACGGCCTGATGAAAACCCGGAGCGGCGGGGGCAGGCAGCCTCCGCCCTCCGCAACCCTAATCACGAGACATGGAACTGGTAATTGATGGCAGAACAATGGCGCTCCGCTGGCCCTCCGGGGTGCCGGTGACGGATGTGTCCCTGGTGCTGGGCGATACGGTGCCGGTGCGCATCCGTGTGGAGCATGCCCTGGATAATTGCACACCGGCGCTGGCGGTCAAGCAGACGATAGGCAGTCCTGACCTGATCATGACCGTGACCGGGTTTGTTCGTAAGGATGACTGGCAAGAAGCGTCCTGGGTGGTCAATACGGCGCCGCTCCAGGAGGCGCTGGACAGTGCGGACAGCGTGGCCCTGGTGGCCGAGGTGGTGCTGGTGGCCCCTGATGGAGCGCAGCACACGTCCCGCCCGATCCGGGTGACGGTGCGCCGGGACATCCTGCCGGCGGATTATGCGCCGCCCGCAGAGGTGTTGGCCGACTGGTCCGAACTGGTAGCCGACGCTCTGGCCGCGCAGCTGCCGGGTGCGCTCAAGGAGGCAGGAGTGGAATTGGAAGCGGCAACCGGGCAATCCACCTTGTCCAGCGGGGACGCCGCCGACACCTGGACCATCGTCGGAGGCTACGCGATGACCTGGGGAGACGAGATTCTGGCCGGGCATCTGCCCGACAGCTGCCGCCTGACGAGTATTTCCACCGTGTATTTTTTCGAGAATCCGGCCGCTAATCAATATTGCCTGCGGATCTGGAAACTGACGGACGGCGCTTACAGCCTGATCGGAACCTCCGCCTATGTGTCCGATTTGAGCAGCGGCCAGACGGCCACGTGGGTATTTACGCCGGGCGTTCCCCTGACGCGTGGAGATGTCATTATCATCCAGGTGTGCGAAGGGACCGAGATGACGCCCTACGCGCTGGGCATGCACGCCGTCCTGACCCCTTCCGTCCCCGGACGCGGATTGATCACGGAGGTGACTAACCCGCCCACGGTGAACGGCACGATGGCCCCGCTGATGACCGTGGTGGTGGACTATGACGACGGCATCACCCTGGGAGGAATGGAGCTGGCTACCGCGCGACAACTGGACAGCCTGGGGAGGGATGTGCGCCAATCATCCGCGACCGCCGAGGCTGCGGCGCGGACGGCTGGCCAGTCCGCCGCCACGGCGTCCACGGCTGCCGATAACGCCGCGACATCCGCCACCAGCGCGGCCAACTCCGCGACGGCGGCGGCTAATGCTCTGGCGGCTATTCCGCAGGTGGATGCCTCCGGCAACATGACGCTGGCCGGAGGTCTGACAGCGGCGGGGGCTATTAACGCCAACGGCGGCGTCAACATTCCGCTTGCCGTAGGCGCGCCGACGGACACGGGGGCGGTCAACCGTCTGTATGCCGCCGGAATGGCTGGCGTGACGGGCCTTTTTACCCTGCCTGCTTATCTGGACACGGGCGCGATAACGGCGACGGGGACGGCGGCAACTACCGTTTCCATCCCCGGCCAGTATGCGCAAACGAACGTACCGTCCGGGACTCACAGCACGATTGTTCATTATTTTGCAGGTCCTAAAGGCCAGTGGAATTATTCCAGTTTCGCGGGTTTTGCCGTCCCCTGGCAATTAACGTCCGCGGGAAAATTGACCGTGGGCCTGGGAAGGGGAAGCAAGACGACGCGGAAAGATTTAACGCTGGATTCTTACAGTATCATCCCCGGAAATGATCTGGCCTATAATACCGGGGAAATGCTGGACATTACATTTTCCAATGTCCGGGACACAACCCGGAACGGATACGTCATCCGCGTCCGGGAAATCTACGCCGCCGAAACCAGCCGGAACTGGAAAGTAAAGACCACAACCAGCTTTATTCCTGCCTCGCAAAATGAGCCAATCCCCTATCTTGTCAACAAAGTCATTTATCAGCAATATGCTCCCCGTTCGTACAATGCAGGAGATTATGGTGAGGCTTACGGCTCATTGTATTTACTGACCGGGGGAGGGACCAACCAGAATCTCTGGAAGATTGCCGCGGTGCGCGGAGTGACTACTTTTGAAACGGGCACGGGATTTTCCGCCATTGTGACGGATATACCGGGAATTTCCGGTGGATCTGTCAACGTTTTTGTCGGCTCTGCGGAACGCACCAATTACCAGCCCGGCAACGTCAACCCGGTTTATTATGCCCTGGGAGCAATAGCCGGAAACGCCATTGAAACAGAAGAAACGGCGGATTTTGTGGACATTAACACCCCCATTGATGAATCATGAACAACGCAGAAATACAGATACAGTTCCCCAAGCCGGGCGAATGGCAGGAATTCACCCTGACGGCCATTTATCAGGACGCGGGCGGTTATCGCCCTCCGGCCCGCTATACGGCGGACGAAATACCAGCGGAACAGGCCCCGGCAATGGCCGCCGTCGTTGCCGCTCTGGTGGAACTGGGCGAGGACTGGCAAGCCGTCCAGGTATGGGCAAGGCTGGGAAAAAATGCCATAACCCTCGCGGAAGACGGCACCTATACAATGATTGATGGAGTGTGTTTAACCGTTGAGGCCGTCCATGCGGAGACCAGAGGCCGCAGGATTTTTACAGCCTCGGACTACCCGGCTTTTATCATCACGGACCCCGCTGCCGTGGAGTTTTTCAGGTTTTTCACGACCAGCAATCTTTGACTGATTATGGACGCCTATCGTTCGCAAGATACAGTGATCTACCGCCCAATCGGAGACGATGCCCCGGAGGCGGTGGCCTTGTGCAGTTACGGGGATGTGATGCCGTCCCTGGTAACTGTTGCTCCCTCCGTCCAGGTGCAGCGCGAGGCCGTTATCGGCAGCCGCTGGATGCACCAGGCGGCACGCGGCAATGCCGGGTTGCAGATGTCTTTTTCCCTGGCGCGGGCTTTCAGCACTTACGCCGCCGCCAGGGCATGGGGATTGGACATAGCGGAATTGCTGGCGCTGTACCCGGAGGGCATGGTCACATGGATGACCGCCTATCATGCCGGCATCCCGCAGCGCACGCGGGAATACCACGCCACCCTTGACCATGTGCAGCCTTTGCCGCCGACCAATGATCAGCGATATGGAGCCGCAACGTTTTGGGGTGTGCTGGAAATTCAACTTTTTTTAACAGGAGACATTGATTGACCTATGGATTATGACGTAAGCATCAGCATCGGAACCACGGCCAACCTGGGAGACCTGACCAAAGCCAACAAGGCGGTGCAGGATTTGGCCAAGGCTGCCAAGCAGGTGCCGGATAGTTTACTTTCCGGAGGCGTGGGCGGTACCGCTGCTCCGGCTTATACCGGGGCAGCCACCGGAGGCGGCATGACCTGGCGGCTGGAGGGAGCGGCGGAACTGTCCAATGCCGTCAAGACGATGGACGGCGCCCTCAGGCAGGCGGGCAAGAATTTCACCGTGACCTCCCAGCGCATGGATAGGAGTGCATCCTTGTTGTCCCGGAGCATCAGCACGCTTACTTCTCTGCCCGGCAAGCTGCAAGCCTGGGGCAGCAGTACAATGCAGTCCTGGAACCAATTCAACGGCGGCCTGCAAAACCTCAAAAATGTGATCGGATTGGGTAAGCAGGCATGGGATCTTGGCTGGTCTATAGGAGAGTCGCTCAATGAGGCATTTGGCGTCAAGGCCAAGCAGATTGACGCCAAGCTGGCCGGCATCATCCAGGCAGCCCAGGACAAGCTGGCCCGCTGGCAGGATAGCGTCAATTCCGCCCGTGCCCAGCACCGGGAGGACGCCTTTCTTAAACAAGAAGCCGCAGGCGTCAAGCAGGTCAATGACGCCTACGCCGCCCGGCTGCGCACCATTGAGGCCATTGACCGCAAGGCCATGGCCGGGCTGGAAATGCAGCAGAAACTGCTCCAAATTGAAAACGAGAAGAACCGCAGCATTATCAACCAGCGCCGCATCCGGGGCGAGATTACCGAATCCCAGGCGCGGGATGAATTGGCCAGGATTGATGCCAAAGACGCCAACGAGCGCATGGATATTGAGCGCAAGCAGGCTGACCAGGCGGCACAGACGGCCCAGGCCAGGGCGGATGCCGCCGAGGAACGCTACCGTAAACTGTTGGAGTTTTCCCGTTCTTCTCAATCCAAGCAACTGGTGGAAGGATTGAAGCCGATCCAGGTCATGGAAGAGGCCGATGCCGCCAAGAGAGCGGAAGAAGACCTTGCTCGCTGGAAGGCAATCCAGCAACGCCAGAAGGATGCTCAAAAGAAAATACAAGAGGCCATTAAAGACCAGGCACGCGCCGCCACCATGCTGCCCCTGGCAGGCGCTCCGATCGCGCTGGCACGCAAACAGGATGAAGACCAGGCACGGCAGGACTATGAGGCCGCTGTGGCTGCCCAGCATGAATTCATGCGTGCCAAAGGGATGAGCTTTAACGAGACGGACAAGGGCAACGAGGAGCTTTTGAAAAAGAAGGTGGATCAGCACCGGCAGGCGCTGGGGAAATTATATGAGCGCATCAGCAAAACGGGGCTGGTAGGAGATTTGAACGGGATGAATGACGATGAACGGCGGGACGAGTATGTTCGGATTTTACAGCTGGCTCGTTCGACTATTGATGATGACTCCGCCCGCCTGGAAGAAGCCCTCCGGGAAATGCAGGACGCCAGGCAGCAGGCGGCGGAAGCCAGTTCCAGGCTGAAGGGGGTACTGACGGAGCACCAGGCCCAGACGGCGGCCAACGAGGCCGTAAACCAAGAGACGGCCAAGACCAACGCCCAGCAGGATGCCGTGAAACATACCGATGTGATGGCCTCAGCCCTGGAAGACCGGCTCCGCAAGGAAATTGAAATCAGGCAGAGGAACCAGGAGAAGCAGAAGGAGGTTCTGGCCAGAACCAATGAACGGCTGGATGCCAGCATGGAACGCTTCCAGCAGTATGCGGAGAGCTTTGAGGGCAATGACGCTTTGGCCGCCAAGCTCAAACAGTTTTCCGATATTTTCGCGCGGTTGAAAGCACTGCCGCGCAGCGCCTGGGACAAGAAGGATTTGAAGGATGCCAAGGCGGCCGAGAAATTCGCCAAAGAACTTTCTGAGGCTGCCAAGCATTCAACCAATCAGGATGAAAAGGGGATTGCCCAGGCGGCTATGCAGGCCATTAAGGCTTGGCAGGATGCCCTCAAGAAGGAACGGGCCATCAAGAAAAATGATAAGGAGTTGCGCGATCTGGAGCGCACTGCCCAGGATGTGACCAATTTGTCCGGCAAGCTGCACGATGGCCAGGAGAAGGTGCTGGAGCTGGATGACTGGCTGGCCAGAATGCGTCGTAAGGTGCTGGGACGCTCCGGTGAGATCGCCAACAAGGAGCCGATAGGAGCGCTTCCGTACGCCGAAGAGATGTTGAAGAAGGTTCTTTCCGAACAGGGAGACGGGGGAACATCTGTAACTCAGGGCGAGCGCAAGCTGCTGGAACATCTTAAAAGCAGGCTGGAAAATGATGACCGCCGCCTGGAAGCAGGGAATGAGTTTAATGAGATGATCGGACTGATTGACCAGATTTTAACCAGGTATTCCTCCGCGCAGTCCGCCCAGGGCAAACTGTCCGGAGAAGTGGCCCGCCTCAAGGCGCGGCTGGATAAGATTGATTCCCAGGGGAAATTCGGACCACGCAGATGAAGACTGTTGAACTTACGGACAAGGCCCTGGAAGACGCGTCTTACAGCTGGCAGAATTTTACGCCGATGTGCGTTTCCTGGCGGCAGCTGGCCAGGACGCGGGATGAGACGGCTCCCTATCTATATAAAGAGCCGGTGCGCGTGGTATGGGATGGCGTGACCATCCTGGAGGGCACGATCCGCAAGTGCTCCCTGGAACAGTCCGGCGACGCCTGGAGCTGGAACATTGAGGCTTGCGATATTCTCCAGCCTTTGGAGGCGGCGCTGTACTTTGGCGCGTCCGGAGCGTTGAGAGGGTCTGTAGGGGCATCCTTTAGCGTCAGCTCCGGGACGGGGCAGGATGTGCCTCGCCAAATTAAGATTGCTGATGCGTTGCGCCGGGTGATGGAGGCTGCCCGGCAGTATGGATTGCTCCCGCCCGAAACCGGCATTGATGTGACCGTGCCGGCGGCGGCCACCGCCTGGGATTCCTCCATGTCCTGCGATACGTATGCCGGCGTTCTGCGGAAATTGTTATCCCTGCGCCCCGGCATGGTGATGTGGGTAGACTATTCCGGCGCTGCCCCGGTGATTCATGTTGCCGATGGCGCGGATTTGAAACAGGCGCGGCTGGACAGGGTGGCCGACCGTCTCTCCGAGATCATGCTGTACCCACGTCCGGATCTGGTTCCCCCGGCGGTGGGCGTTGTGTTGACGGCTGGCGACCTGGTGGTCGACACCCAGTCCTGGCCCAGGGGGGCCAGTCTGCACCAGGAAGGGTGTGTCACTGTCCAGATGGCCGCCTCGGTCAGCAGCGGGGACGACGGGGATGATACAGCCCCCAGCGAGTCTCCATGCTGGAATTTCACCAAGCCTGTGGTGGAGGTGAGAGGGGCGGATTTCCCTTCCGGGGCGGATGATGCCGCCGAGTGGTGGAGGAGCAAAATTCCGGGGTTGTCTGCCGTGTCCGGCGTTAAGTTCGGCTCCATCAAGAAAAACAGGGTCGCCAATGTTGAAGGAATGGACATGTCCAATTATTCTGCCGACGCGACAGCATTCGAGCATGTATCCGGCCAGTTGTCGGAAGCCTGTAAGACCATTAAATGGAGTTACGTGGAATTCCGCCAGTTCGCCTGGATTACACAGCCTCCGCCAAAAGGATGCGAGATGCTGTTCCCCATAGAAAAGAACCGTGGCGGCCAGCTTTGTTATTGCAACTGGTTCACCTGGACTTGCCGCACCATCAATGTCAAACGGCGCAAGTACAGAGCTGACAAGGAGGGCACAGACGGAGGGGATGGAGGCGGAGATCCGCCCTCGGGCAGCACAGGGGGCAGCGCAGATGAGCCGGCCGTGCCTGACTATACTGCCGCGCTCCGGGATTATTACGACATTACCCGCGTGACGCCCTGGGAGGGCCAGGTGACGGCTCTGCATGCGATCAAGCCTCGTTTTGTGGTAGGCCGCAAGCTGATCATTAGCGGAGCCAGAGAAGAGTACCTGACGATGGACACGGTAGTCCAAAGCGTCAGCGTTGATGCGGGCGGCGGGAGAACCTCCCTCCGCCTGGGAGCGCCTGGCCATTTGTCCCTCCAGGATATGATTGACCGGGTGCGGCAGATGGCTGCCGCGCAACAGGATTTGGATGAGGATCTGGATAAATCGGACACTCCGGCGACGGGATTGACCTGGGATATGGAGGCGTCGCAGTCTCCGCCGGCTCCGACAGTCGGTCCGGAGGGCAAGATGGTATGGGCTTCCGCCCCGGCCATTCCTCCCATTTATGCGCTCCAGGTAGCGTTAGATTGGGATGATGATTTTTCCAATGTGGTCGGTTCCCGGATGAGGGAAGTGGCCTTTTTGATGGATGGAGCCAAAATCGGCCAGATACCCGGCGATAACAACGGGTGGAAAACGCTTGGTCAAACCAGCGGGGAAGTGTGGGTAAACTGCATCGTCAACAAGGAAGGGGCCTTTGTGTCTGCTGGCGTAAGCACCCAGCAGGGGCCGATTGATATTTATCCGCCGCTGACGGCGAAGGAAGGGGAAAAGGAGCAGTATTCCTATTCTTTCCACGTGGCGACGATTAAGGACAAGCAGGTGATACAGCATATGCTGGGCGATATACAGCTGCCGATTAAGGTGGCGAGTACCTATCCCGACGGCCCGGCGGAATAATAACTCGGCAGTATGATCAGGATATTCATTTTTTCTTATGCTGGAGACGCTGCCGAGGCGGCGGCCTGCGTGCGGTGCGCCCGGATGGCCGTACCCTGTGCCAGCGTGACGGTGGTGGATGATGCTTCCCATCCGGTACAGGAGGAGACGGCGGAGGTTCTCCGGAGCATGGGCGTGGAGTATGTGCAGTCCTCTTGGGAACGCCACGGCAATCTGCGCGGGCCTGACTGCATCCGGGGAATGCTTTCCGAGATGTGCCGTGAAGCAGGGGATGACGACATCCTGGTCAAGATCGACTGCGACACGGCCCTGTTGGATGGAGGTTGGCTACGCTGGATGCAGGAGCGGCCCTGGTGCCAGATGTACGCCTCCGGTTCGCTGGTCGATGGGGAGTGGATGATTTACGGCTGTTTGTACGCCTTGCGCGGCCGGGTCGCCAGGCGATTGCTCCGGGATATGGATTGGGAGAACATGGATGCCCTGGCTCCGGAGGACTGGACTATCGGACGGGCGGCATTGACCAGTTTGCCCGCCGCGCTGGCACGTATTGATGAACCATGGAGCCAGCGCACGCCGTGGAGTTCATGGACGGCCTGGTGCTGGTACAGCCTGACGGCCTCTCCGGAGCGCTACGCCTCCCGGTTTGCTGTCGTTACGACCGGCAATCCTCGACTGGATACCCAGCCGGCCAGCGATCGGGCCAGAGTGATGCACCTGCTGGCCGATGCCAGGGAGCGGATGATCCCGGAGGATGTCTCCAAAGAGGACGACGAGGCGGTGGACTGGGGAGACCTGCTGGCCGCCTGCAAGGGAGATGCAAAGGCGTTGCAATGAGGGGTGTTTAAGGTCGTTTTTCCACAATGCTTGATAAATTTTCTACAAAGCATTGCGACGTTACACTCCGCAAGGAGTGCGTGGATTGAAACTAGAGAGCGAGGCAGGCCGCCCGGTTGCCTATTGTCGCACTCCGCAAGGAGTGCGTGGATTGAAACCCGGCGTAGGACAATCTCCCATGTGCTATGCGGCGTCGCACTCCGCAAGGAGTGCGCGTGGATTGAAACGGAAGCCTCAGCACATCACACATCGCCGCCTGTAGTCGCACTCTGCAAGGAGTGCGTGGATTGAAACCTGAATGGTGATTGTTATTTGCGGGTTTCCGCCCGTCGCACTCCTTGCAGAGTGCATGAAGAGGACGACGAGGCGGTGGGCTGGGGCGGCCTGTTGTCCTCTTGCAAGGGGATGGCAACAATGTTGCAGACATAGCACAGGAGAGGTGGTCAAGGGCGTTTTTCCACAATGCTTGATAATTTTTCTACAAAGTGTTGCTACGTTCCAACTCCTTAAAGAATCCAATTTCCAAAAAAATCCAGGATTTTTGAATCTGGAAGGCTTGTCAGTTAATTCCTCTATTTATTTTTCAGAAAGGGGGTGCTGATGCAGGTTGAGCTCCGCAGGAGGAATGGCCTGGAGCAGAGCCAGGATGGGGTCCTGCGGTGCGGCGCCTATTTCCCGCTGGCGTTTGAATTCCTCCTCTTCCTGCTGAAGGGCCGCCAGTTTGGTGTCTTCCACCAGCGCCTTGAATTTGTCCGCCTGAGAGTATTCTCCGTCCTCGTCCCGGAAAACGCGGGCCAGCCAGCGGCGTTTTTCTTCTGTACTGAGCAGGGGATTGTTCATGTGCCGGGGAATGTATTTTTGTCCAGCAGGTTTCCGGCAAGCTGTTCTCCATCCGCAGTGGGCCGGTAAACATAAGGGCGGCTGTCTCCAATACGGTTGACGTATCCCTGCGCAATGAGATCCTGCAGGATATTGGTGACGGTATTGGGGTGCAGGCGTGTAGCTTCCGTAATGGTGCTGTGGCGCCTGTACCCGGCAATGACGGCCAGGATGACCTGGGCACTGCTGAGGCGGAAGTCCAGCCTGCGGACGTTGGAGGCAAATATCTGTATGAAATCCAGTGCTTTCATGAGCATGTATTCACAACTTATTATTATGTTATTTTCTTATTATTCTCATGTTATTCACATTCTTCCGGGCAAGAGGGCGATTTGATTTTTCTCAGCAAATCCAGCAGCGGGTGGGAATCATTGGAAAAGCACTGCACCGCATTGACGGTAGCCGCCTGCGGAAGAATGATTTTATGGAATTCCTGGTTAAGATTCTGGCGCAGGCTTTGGTTGCCCGTCAGGGGCATGGCCAGTTTTTCTGCCAGCCGGGTGGCCAGTGCGTCCATGAAGAGGGGATCGAATTGGTCGGCGTTTTCAATATCGGCAATGTAGCTTAGGGGCAGCGGGGCGCAGGAAGCATGAATGCGGCGTCCCTGCATTTTCCATTCCGAGCATTCCACATCCAGCACGCGCAGGCAGTCTGCGGGCAGCGTGAATTGATAGGGGGTCAGGGAATTGGGCGCCTGTGCGGAAACGGAGTCCAGAGTGGTTTGCGTGGCGGCGAAGGTCCAGCGCGCCATGCAAAGGGTTTCCCTGCGGGCCGGATGGTAATGAAGAACGCAAAGGCGGGATGCCGTGGATTCATTGGCAATCAGCGCGTCCAGAGGTGCCTCCCCTATTTTGGAGAGGGCCGCGTTGCAGATGTCCAGCGCGGATGGCGTATCCGGCTGAAGTAAGGATTCATTGATCATAGCGCCCTATGTTTTGGAGGAAACGGATGCGGAATGCATCACGTTTGGAGGCGACCTCTTTGATGCCACCAATGGCATGTATGCGTCCGGTTTTTCCTCAGGTGCATTTTTTGCCGATTTGTTTATTTGATAAATGCAAGCACTTGCCCGGATTGTCCGGGCAGGTGGAGAGAGCTCCCTTTCCTTCCATGGGAAAAGAACGCTCCCGCCGCATGGATTGTCTGTGAGGCGGGCGTCCGGCATCCTCTGGAGCCTTATATCCGGCAGAAGGGAAGGAGAATCAGTATCAACCATGAATAGAAAGCAAAAGAAATTATGGGATTTATGAAACCGTCCACACCTTCCGCTTCTGCTCCGGAGCAGACCATCCCGGTCAAGGCGGAGAGCGTGGAACAAGAAGTAGGGGAAGATTATCAGGCCCGGGAACGGCAGAGGCAGGGAATGATTTCCACCATTCTGGCGCGCCGTCATTCTTCCGCCGGGCAGGGAGAGGTCAATCCGCGGACTCTGCTTAGGAAAACTCTGGGATAGGTGCTGCCATGGAAGAAAGAACTGCGGAATTGAATTCCGTGTACAAGTCCCTGGCCGCCCAGCGCGCGCCATGGGAAACGTGGTGGGACCGTCTGAGGGATTACGTGCTGCCTCGCCGCCTGAATCGGGAAGGGGAGGTTTCCCTACCCAACAGGGACGCCATGGACCGCATGACGGATACTACGGCTGTGGAGGCATGCCAGAAGCTGGCCAGCGGCCATATGTCCTATATTACGCCCAGCCATGACGTATGGTTCAAGTGGTCGGCTCCGGATGACCGGGGAGGCGACGAGGCGGAGGCCTGGTATAACCAGTGTTCGGAAATTGCCCTGAAAGAATTGTCCGTTTCCAATTTTTATACGGAGATCCATGAGTGTTTTCTGGACCGGGTGGCTTTGGGGACCGGAAGCCTGTTTACGGGCACATCCTCGGACGGAAGGCTGTTGTTTACCAATATTCCGTGCGGACAGTTCGCCTGTGCGGAGAATGCGGAAGGCCGGGTGGATACCTACGTCAGGGAGTTTACCTACACGGCTCATCAGGCACGCTCCATGTTCGGGGTGAAAGCTCTGGGGCCCAAGGCTCGGGAAGTTCTGGAGCGCGGAGGCAATCCGTATGCCACAACTCTGAGGTTTCTGCATGTTGTGCGCCCGCGCACCCGGCGCAGCCGCCGCAGGGAGCAGGCCTCCCACATGCCGTTTGAAAGCGTTTACCTGTCTCTGGACGACCAGGTGATTGTGGAGGAAGGGGGATACATGGAGTTCCCTTATCTGGTGACCCGCTTTTTGAAGTGGGGCAGCGGCCCGTACGGTCTGGCTCCCGGCAGGCTGGTGTTTCCCGCCATCCAGCAGGTGCAGTTCCTGAACCGTATTCTGGATACTCTTGGCGAGGTGGCCGCCTTTCCCCGTATTCTGGAGCTCGCCAACCAGATTGGGGAAGTGGATTTGCGGGCCGGCGGCAGGACCGTCATTACCCCGGAGGCCGCTTCCCTTCACCTTCCCCGGGAATGGGCTACGCAGGGCAGGTATGATGTTGGGATGGACCGTCTGGCACAGAAGCAGGATGCGATACGCCGTGCCTATTATCTGCCCATGCTGGAGCTTTGGAGCGGGCACCGCGGCAATATGACTGCCACGGAGGTCATGGCGCGGGAGAATGAGCGCGTCTTGATGTTTTCTCCTTCCTTCACGCTGTTTGTGAGTGATCTGTATTCCACAATGACACGCATTTTTTCCCTGCTGTTCCGGATGGGCAAGTTTCCCAGGCCACCCCGTGCGGTATTGAGGGTAGGGAGGGACGGCTCCGTTGCCGTGGGAGAACCCAGGGTTGTCTATCAGTCAAAGATTGCCCTGGTGCTCAGGCGCTTGCAGAGTGAAGGGATGGACCGCAGCCTTCAGCGGCTGAATATGATGATGCAGGCTGCCCCGGATTTGGCGGATCATGTGGACTGGGACCACTGTTTCCGCCTGTCCGCCCGTGTGGACGGCGCCCCGGAGAGCATGCTGAGGCCCTGGGCCGATGTCCGTGCCATGCGGAAGGAACGGGCGGACCTCCAGCAGGGAGCCTCCCTGGCTCCGGCGGAAGAGGATCCTTATGCTTCCCTCAATCCCTTGCTTGACCAGTTAACCGCGATTCAGAAATGAACCAGGATACGACATTGCAGCAGGAGGCCTCCGTCCGGGAGGCCCGTTTCAAAAGGCGCCAGCTTCTCCGGGTGTTTGACACCCCGGACGGGCGTGAGACTCTTTCCTTTCTGGAAGCCCGTTTCCAGACTGATTTGCCCGTTTTTCAAGGAAGTCCGGGGAATTACGATCCTCTGGATGCCATGAGGAGGGATGCCTACAGGGAGATCTTTCTGTACATCCGCCGCCAGCTTCAATTAGCCATTAAAGAAACTACAGAAGAAGAGAAAAATGATTGATTCCATTGATAACAGCATGGCCGCTCCTATCAGGGATGCGGAGGGTTCCGGGGCCGTTTCCCCGGAGACGGACGCGCTGTCCGAAACCGCAGTTCAAACTGAACCTTTTCCTCCCCTTCTGGGTGAGGACGGAGGTTTTGCTCCGGATTGGTACGCCCGGTTTGATGAGTTGAAAGGGATGGAGAAATCTCTTTCCAAGTTTAAGACGCCGGAGGCTCTGGCGAAGAGTTATGCGGAGCTGGAACGCCTGCGACGTTATCCCGGTGTGGAGAATGAAGAACAGATGGCGCGATTCCGCCGGCTGGCCGGATTGCCGGAGTCGGAGGAAGAATACCGTCTGGAACGTCCTGAATCCACGCCGGAAAGCGAATGGAATGCCGGGCTGGCAGAGCGTATGGCCCGCACGGCCTATCGTTACGGAGTACCGCCGGAGGCAATGAATGCTCTTCAGGAGACAATGGCCCAGGCATATAACGAGGCCCGTGAGCACATGGAAGATGCCCGGATGGAGATGGAAATGCAGGCGGAACAATCCCTTCAGCAGGAATGGGGTTCTAATTATGAACGCAACATGGGCAGGGCTGCTGCCGTTCTTCGGCGGCTTGCCTCTGAAACAGGGGTGGATGCGGACGCTTTACTGGATAATCCGGGACTCGGTTCCAATCCGGATGCAATCCGCCTGTTGTACCAGGCATCACGCCTGCTTGATGAAGCTCCTCTCCATCATACAGGAAATGCGGCGCCTTCCCCCGCGGAGGAAGCCATGCGGATGGAATCGGATCCATCCCATCCTCTTTATGAGGCGTATATGAATGTGAACCATCCCAATCATAGATATGCCAATGAGTTATATGATCGTTTGACTACCCGTTAATTTCCCGGACGTTTTAACCGGTGGAGTCTCATAAAAAGCAAGCCCGGCGGAATGCTTTCCGCCGGGCTTTTAATAGTCATTGTTTCATCAGGGAAGGAGGGGGTAAAGGCTGGGGCCTTAAGCTGCCCTCCTACCATTAGCGTCCCGGGAAGGGGCTTGTGTTCAAAAAAAGTTGGAAAAACATTTTTCCCTGTATGGGAGACCAATGAGGTTAAATACTCATTATATCTTTCACTGTAAGTGAGTAAAGATAGGATTATCCCGTATTTTTCTTATCAACGCAAACTTTTGCATTAACCGTCTCTTTATGCCGGCATTTTTCAATTGAGCCTGTTACGGGGAAAAGAAGATGCTATATCTATTAACTGGAGGGAGGCAATGAAAAACCCCGTCCGGAAAGGAACGGGGTTTTAAGAAAAATGGTACGCGGTAGAATTATATTAATGTTGATTATAAATTATTTATAATTCATTTACACAATTTTTTACACAAAAAATATTATAGTCTACCTAGTAAACGGTGCATATTTTGATGGCGGATTTTGTTGCGGTGTTGGTAGCTGACTTTCCATTCCGGGCCATAGGCTGATGCCAGCGGAAGCAGGTCAGAAAGGTATCCTATGGCATGCTCTACCCAGAGTGTTCGATCGCCTATTTCCCATGCGAAAAAAACAAGGTTTGGTGTCCATATACAGAGGCCCTTAGTGTTAACAGATTTTTGTATATCATCGTGGAGAAGTTTTTCTGGAGCGATGGAAAGACCCGCTATTTGACAGTATTCAGTGTAGTAGATGAGGGTTTCTGTTCTGGCGTCGTAGTCATTCATTTTATTTGTTTTTATTGACTTTAGAAAGAATTTTAGTTTTTTGAAGATATGAGCAATGATGAGTTGACGTTTGAGTATAGGGATGAGTTTAAGAGGAGAGTAATTGCTGAAAAAATAATTAATTTATTGATGGATGATGAGTTTTCTCCAATGGTGCTTGATGGGGATTGGGGAGTTGGGAAAACGGAGTTTTGTCATAAACTGATTAATTTGATTAGAGCAGATCAGAGTAAAGAAGGTGGGACGAATAAGAACATTCCAAGGTGTCAATGTCTATACATTGATGCGTTTGCGGAAGATCATGGGGATGATCCGTTATTGATGTTGCTCGGCAATATTGCACGTTTTATAAAGGATAAAGAGGGAAACGGGGATAGTTCTGAGCGTTATCAGAAGTGGAAAAATGCCAGTATAGCTGTAGCAAAGAGTTGCTTCAAAATCGGAGCAAAGGCAGCTATTGGTTTGCTTTTGAAGCAGAACGCAGATAGCATCGGAGACGAGATTTCGGATGCTATTAAGAAGTCTGCGGAAGAGGGGGTGGATGCTATAGTGAATGATTTTTTACAGCAGTATGAAGAATCTAATAGTAATATTGAAACGTTGAAGAGTATTCTTGCTGAACTTGCTAGGGATGAGAGGATGATTATTGTGGTTGACGAGTTGGATCGTTGCCGTCCGGATTTTTCCATTACCTTATTAGAGAAGATTAAACATGTCTTTGATGTTCCCAATGTGAGTTTTCTATTAGTAGCAAATATGAAGCAGTTAAGTGCATCTGTTTCTCATGTCTATGGAGAATATGTTGATTCTAATAGGTATTTGAATAAATTTTTAAAATTAAGTGTTTCTTTAGTTCCTTCATTAAATATTAAAAATGACCTATTCTTTTATTTTGAATATTTAGTTGAAAAAGACGATGAATTAAAATTTTTTGCTAAAAAATACACTGGTTTTAGTGTTTCGTATCTTTTAAGAAGAAATAATCATACATTACGTGATGTTGAACAATTTGTTCGTTATCTAAAAGTATCTGTAAAAATGTCTAGACATGGAAAAATAACAGAATCTCCAGAGGCTTTTAGATTGTTGTTTGTTATTGTGGTTTATTGTTACTGTTTTAAGAGGAATATAGCTTATTTAATTTTAACAGATGATGTATCGGCAGATATTATTGTAAATGAACTTAAAGTGAATGATGGAATGTCTTTAAAAGAATTGAGTTTTCTTAGAAATATATTAGAATGTTTAGATAAAAAATATGAAAATAATCATAATAAGCAAAAAATAGATGATTTAATAAAAAAATTTAGTAGTGTTTTGTGTGATGATTTGGCTTCTATAAGAAACATAGCTAGAAGTTTTGTTGAAGATATGGGATTTGTGAAAAGTATATAGTGAGTTTTTAATTAGCTACCATAGCTTGCGAATAGTATCGCAATGACAATACCAGCAAGGCTCCTAACGTCCTTTTATTCCCTGTCCAGTCCTTCATTTCTCTTTATCTCCATCCTTCTTTCTCTTCCGCCCGCAACAACTTATTAACGGCTCCTGACGGAGTGGAACTGTAGTGTCTTTGCTCTGTCCAATTCCAAGGACGCCTGATTGCGCTCCATTCGTGGATTCCTTCCTGCGTAACGTAGATATTGGTTCCCTTGGCCCTCATTTCGTCGTGGCTCCGGGAATAGACGAATTCATAGTTCTTGTTCATGCCGGCAATTCTCCATTGGTTACTCTGTCCCTTACTTCCATCCTGGAAATCCCCATGGAGATCATCACCTGCTCCATATCGACTTTCTGAAACGCCTTCTTCCTGCCGCCGGGCTTGCCGATCAGCTTCTGCCCCTGTTCATTTTCATCTTCCCATTCCTCGGCTTCCGCATCTTCTCCATTCTCCTTCTTGGGATATAAATCATGCACCAGAATAAACGCGGAAGCGAACTTCTTCCGGAACCGGGCCTGTTCGGCTTTAATCCGCTTGCGTTTCAAAACGCAAAACCTCGCACCATGTTCACCGATAACCTCCGCATCAGACCAGTACTTCAAATTTTCCTTGTACTTGTTATTGCCCTTCCTGAACTCCTTCCGGAAATGGGGCAACAGCATATCATACATAATCATGGCCCTGACGTAATCTTTCCGGGAAACTTTTAGATACACCGTCTTGAAATACGATTTGTATTCATAAGAACCGTAGGAACCCCGGCACACCGCCGCAATCTGGGCGACCAGCTTCATTTCCATCTGGTTTTTATACTGCATCTCAAACTCGCCGATTATTTCATCATTGAAATCATCTTCGCCGAAACCGTGTGCCCGGCAAATGCGTTCAAACGCCACTCTTGCGGACTCCTTTTCTCCGTCTATTCCCTCCTGAACAAGGGCGTAAATCTTTCTGGCTTTCTCAAAAGCCTTTTCCCGCTCAGTCATTGTCCTGTTCCTCCTTTCTCGGCTTCCACCAGTCTATGCTTTCTACGATGTTGGCATGAGAGCATTCGAAACATGGCACATCCCATTCAGAATAGTCTGAATATTTGCAGTTACCGCAGTATCTTTTAACCTGCCACGTCCTACATATGGCTCGTTTCTTCCATGCGTCGCGGATAGCTTCTTCAATGTGGTACAATTCCCTATATTCCGGGTAATAAATAGCTGCATCGAATTCACCCTCCATGGAGATCATCAATTCTTTCCGTTCTTTCAGAATTCCACGGGCTTTCCCGTACTCGTAAAAAGCTTTCTGTTCAGGCGTCAGCTTCATAGGCCCTCCTTCCCCTGTGCAAATGCCATCTTGTCGATCTGCGGTGAACCTGTCATCAGTTCGCTCAGGCAAACCAGTTTATACCCGGCATTCCTGACTGATTCGGAGCTGTTGATCAGATCCTCCATCTTCTTCCGGGTGCCGGCTCCAAGCAGTAGTGACTTACCCCAGCAATCCACAAGCAGGGCATAAGCCGGAAATGCCGTCGTTTTCAATTTGGTAAACCTTGCCAGTCTCTTCCTCCATCTTCGGGACTGCCGGGATAACTCCACGGCTTCATCCAGAGACTTCGGCACGCGCTTTTCAATCTCATTCACGCGATTCCAAAGCATGGCCAGCAGGCGCCGCTTGCGCAAGATGTAACTTTGCCGGACAACCGTCTTCGGTGCCGCCGTTTTCCTTCTTACGGACTTTTTCTTCTTTATCGTTCCAGACTTCATGCTGACATAAATCAAGCGTTTAATCCTCAGGCAACGGATATTCCGGAAACATGATTATTTCCCCTTCATCTATTTGTTTATTTAGGCACCTTGCTTCCTTTTCGAGTGCTTTTATTTGTTCACGGATTCTTAAAAACAGCTGAATAGCAACATTATTTTCCGCTTCTTGCGGCGAGATGCGGAAGGCAATCTGTTTGGCCCCTTTCCCGGATTTATCCATGCCGTCCTTGCGGATATTGAAAGTGTAAAAAGCACTCCATTTCCCTGTAGTGGTAACAGCGAAAAAATTTTTCATATAGTCGCACACGACAATGCCAAAATCCCAATGTGCTTTTCCCTCCTTTTCGTAAGGAGATGATGAAGGCTCAACAAGGAAGCGTATCAGTTCGCCGTTTTTAATGTCGTCAAATTGTCTTGTCTTGTTCATGGGGATTATTCGATTTCTTCAAGGTTGTTTATGGCACTTGTTATGCATTCACAGGCTTCCTGCATGGAGTAAATGGCATTGTATGATTGTTCTATGCGGTTGATCATGTTTTCCGGGAGGTTATCTTTATACTCTTCTTCTTCCTCCATGATCGTTTCCAGCTTCTCGAGAAGGTTTTGGAGGTCGTCATGCAGATCTTCCAACTCTTTGCGGCGTTGTTTATTCGTATTCTTTCTTGTTAATTGTTAATCGTTTTTACTGTTCTTCTCTTTTTTCCTGTTAAGCTCCCAGGGCCACAGAATCACATCGTCATGCCTCACGGGTTCAGGCGGCCCGGAAAACGTTTCCAGATAAAGAACACCCCGGCCTGCATTTTTCCCGATGATCCTTCTAGCCCGCCGTTCCCCGAAAAGTTTCACCTTGTCTCCCGGCCAGACCCGCATGACGGGAGGGAACTTGAAGACAAGCTCATTCCAAGCCTCTGCGGCTTCTTGGGGCGTGAATTGCCGCAGGGCACACAAGCCACATTGAGTACAAATATATTGGTATCCTTGAGGTATTATATCGAGGAATGTTCTTTTACTCCCGCAGATAGGACATTGATGCGTTTTCATTTCAATTTTCCGTTAATCGTTAAAACCTTGAACTTAATAACCCATACCCACGGATTCATTTTAGATGATCCGGCTCCCTTTAATTTATCCCACAGGGAAAAGTAAGACATCAGGGCAAAAGCCAATCCATTGGATCTCCCTGAATAATCCTTCCATAAACAGACATCCGTTTCTTCGTCGTGCCAGACGCTTTCAATACCCTCCATCCGGGCATCCTGCGGTGTAATATCTAACAGCCGCTCAATTCTTACTTCTGTAATTTCCAACAAAATCCGCGCCGCTTTCCGGGGCATGTGAATACCAGATTTCCAAGGTGACGCTTCCGTTCCATCTTTGTTTATTTTAATGCCTCCATCCTCGTCCAAGACATGTACATATCCTTGGTGAGTGGCGGCGTAGCAGTATTTCCCGGTGGGCCGGAATTGATCATCATATACCTCGAAAAACGTTTCTCTTACCCACAGTCGATCACCCGCTTTTCCATAGGGGCATCTTACCCACGGATTAAAATCATCCGGGAAATCTCCTTCATCGTCTTTAGAGACGGCAAGCCATAAACCGGGTTCTGTCTCAATGAACTCCTGAATCTCCCAGCCTCTTTCTTTCAGGTGCTCCGGGAAATCATTAAACCGGTTCAGGCCGCGCGTGCGGCGCGTCTGATTCTTGTACTGGCCGGGCATGCTGTATTCCTGTAGTAACGCCCTGATCATGTCTTCGCTGAACAGAATGGGCCGTTCTTTCACATTGTTATTCATAGTTAGAAAGTTGTGGTTTTGTTTTATAATTCATAAGATTTATTGTCATTTTTTCTCCTTTAGCGGTTAAAGAGTATTTATTTTGGTAAGGCCAAGTTGAAAGGAGTTCGCAGGTAATGAGTTTTTCAAGAATAAGTTGTTTCGCTATTTTTTTCACTCGTTCTTGGTCGATGTAGATGGCATCAGATATTTTCTTTGGGGTTGTATAGCCTAATGCGATGGCCGCCAGTATGGCGGTTTTCCTGTAGGCGTTTTTCTGGTGTGGCAGATAATGACTAATATTTTTTGTGATGGTTAAGTAGGCTTGAAAAATGTTCATTGCACACGGCATTAAATGTTGAAAATGAATGATAAAAATTGTATCGCCGTGAGGACGTAAACACTACAGCACAATATCCAGAGCCAGAGCGGCCAGTAACCTCCCTGAAACAGGGCTTTTTCCATAGAATTTAATTCCTGTCTGGCTTCTCCGGGGGACATGGTGACGGAGGTTCCTTTGACAGCATACCGTTTTCGGATGCCAAATTTGACAGCGACGCGACAACAGCTTCTAACGCCGTCGTCAAAAATCCACAGGCGGCTCAAGCGAAGTTTACAGGGGTGTATGTAGTATCTCATTTTTCCAGTTGTTTAGTGCGGGTTTATTTCGTCAAAAAATTGTTTAAGTTCTTCGGGGGTAACGGGAACGTCCGTTTCCTGAGGGGGAGGGATGGCAAGGTTGCGTTGTGGCGGCGGCTCGTTGGCCGGGGAATTTTTTGGTTTCCAGCGCGTGTCTTTCGCCCATAATTCCGCCTTGGTAAGCACATCAATGATGTCTTCGTAGAATTTTAGACGGGAGGCAGGACAGTAGTATTTGTTGTTGTGGCTGTCTCTTGTCTGGCCGCGTTTGTAGTAGCCGTTATAGTAAGCTTTTAATAGTTGCCAGTCCCTATCTCCGCATGTGATTGTTTGCTGGTATGCCTGCATGGCGGCGGCGTATTCTTTTTGGTTGAGGTCTTTGCTTTGCCAAGCATCCATAACGCAGGTGTTCCGCAAAAAGGCCCAGAATGCGAGTGAAGGCGTTTTATTTTCCGATTTTCCGGACGAGGACGGGGTATGATTGTTTTCCGGATGGCGGGATGGTTGCACTCCGGTATTGTTGGCCAGAGTTTGACGCTTTTTATTGAGAATGGCTTGTTTGTCGTGGGGATAGCCGTAAATATGCAGATCTTCCCCGACCATATTCCAAAGGGTGGATTTTTTCCGGAGAGTGGCAGGATCTACGTTCAGCGTTTTCCGGATTTCAGCAGGTTTCCAGGCGGAGAAATTTTTAATGATTCCGTTATTTTCCTGACTGGTGCAATATTGCAAAAGGGTTATCCAGATTCCGCGCTGGGATAGCCGCGCAGACTTAAATTCCCGGCTCTGGGTGTGATGATGCTGAACGGGCGAGTAGTTCACAGGGCAGGTCAGTTAATAGCTGATTCCGTGATGGTGGCGTCCAGATAACACGCGAGGATAAACAGCAAGTCTTTACCGCGCTGGGTAAGGTGGATACTTCCGTCTGTTTGCTGTGCAATTCCCACATTGATTAGATGGGCAAAAAGCATACTGCCAAAAACAGGGTCTTCCTGATGCACTTCTGAATCAGCAAGGGAAGCGTAGTGCGTCAGTTGCTCTAATGTGTGAACAAGGCGTTTCCGGAGTTCCGTTTCCGGCAAGGAAAGCAGGTGCCGGCTGTATTTGGTGTCCAGATTGAGGATAAGGCGTTGATTTGCGTTCATGATTCCTCTGATTCATGGATTATTTTTCTGATATAAGAACGGCTCCAGAAGCGTTTTCCGCGCTGGTCGCAAGGATTGCTTTTTACAAGTCTGGAGCATTGGGGATGGCGTTTGCGCTGGTTATAAAGCCATTGTTTAGAACAGCCGAATTCCTCGGTGATTTGATCCGTAGAAATGTAGTCATCCGGCGTAGGCGCCGCGACAGGGGAAGGGTTGGCGGCTGTGGAACGGAAGATGCTGGCCGCGCCAACGACAGCTAACTTGTCCCAGAGTTTCTCTGTGACGAGTTCAGCCAGAGCATTAAGTTCTTCCGGGGTCATAAATGGAAGGGCAGTTAAAAAATAAGGTTACTAAAACCTGCGATTATTTTTTATTGCCTGTTCCAGATTTAACTGATATTCTAGGTTACTAAAACCTTGTTCGATAAAAAAACAAATTTGTGCACTTTTCGAGCGATGTTCTTTTTCAGCTAATGCTTTCAGTTTGAAAAAAATATCATTGTTTAGTTTTACGGTAATCGACTTTTTTTCCTGAACGAGCGTTTCTAATTTCTGAGGCAATTTGTTCATAGTCTTCTGGTGTTAATTCAATATCACGGACGGCTTGTTCAACAAGGATTTCAAGCAGGCGAGACATGCTGATACCTTCACGCGCCGCCAAACGCTTAACTTGGTAGTAGCGTTCACGTGAGATGTATACAGCAAGACTTCGCTTTCTTGGATCGTGTTGGTTTGGCATCTGCTGGTTACTATAACCTGTAATCATTTGTCGTCAATTCGATTTTTGTAAAAAGATGATTTTGGAATATTTTTTCTGATTTTAAAAGTCCAGCCAAGGGCAGGTGAGGGTTTCCAAGGGTGTTTGCGGGTGTGTTTGAGCGTATGCTGTGACTGTTTGCTGATTGATGAGATTGACGGTATTGTTGTCAATGAGTTGCAGATGGGAAAATCCAGCGGCTTCTGCCTCTTCCGGGTTGTAAAAGCGTCTGTAATGTTGACCGTCTATATAGCTGATGATGTGGTCATAAAATTGCTGGCCGGATTGCATATAGCGTTTTTCCCCTTCAAAATGGAATGCTTTGACCAGAGGGGCAATACCGGCACTTTGTTTAGTGAGTTGGATGTGGTTGTCCCTACAGGCTTGATATGCAGCTTTGCTGAGCCAAGGGGTGTAGTAGAGTTCCCATGTGTGGGAGAAGCCATGAATGGGGGCATTTTGTGCAAATTTCCAGTCGAATGCTATATGTCCAAGGTATTTTTGGATTTGATGGTTTTGAATGTCCTCATTAAAGCATTTGCATTGGATGAGACGGACATGATTGTTTTTTATGGCAATGAGATCTACTCCTTTGTCTTGAAGGCTAGAAGTTGCACCACGGTAGAAAATGATATGCCCTTCTTTTTCCAGTAGGTAACCAATGTATTGTTCATAGGCCAGTCCTTGTTCTGTTTGTTTTTCTTCTATATATTGATTTATGTGGTTTAAAGAGGTTTGACAGGTTTGTTTGAGTTGTCCGATAATGTCGTTTTCCGGTGTACGCAGGAGAAGTCCGATTGTTTGGGATGTTGTTTCTCTTTCCTTTCTAAGGTTTTCTAACCGTTCCGCTTTCTTTTTCTGTCGCTCCTGTTCTTCTTTCAGTTGTTTAAGGCACGGTTCTTCTTCAGCTTTTCTCCGGACCTTTTCTTTTTTCTCTTTGTAAATCACATATCCAATAGCGCATGAAGGGAGGATGATGGCAAAGGTCATAATCCAGTTTGTAGTTCTTTCGCGTTGTTTTTTTATGGCGTATTGCTTGCGTTTTTCGCGGAAGGCTTCAGGACAGTAAATTTTTTCACCGTCAGAGGTGGTGTAGTAACCGTTCCAGTCAACGTCGTTTGGGCTTATGTCTTCCAAGTCGCGTTCAAGCGAGGGAAAGGCGGCACAAGGGAGGGAGAGGAAGGCAAGGGAAATGATGATGAAACGAAGCATGCAGAACAGGAAGGTACGATGATGCGCAGATTTTGTCAAACAGGGCATCTTTGCAATTCCGCCAATCAGCTTCCAGAAAGAGTATGACCAAATATTTTCTCTTTTCAGGTTGGCGGGAGTGAAGGCTCCTGAGGGGGCTTTGCGAGCGCCAAGCAGGCACGGAAGCGGGCTAGGTGCGGCGATAGTTTTTGCGCGGTTTTCCAATGGATTTCCGCAAGGTTTCTGACGGATTTCTTCATGCTGTGTTTTTACTGTATGTTGCTGTTGAGATTGTTATGATTTTCGGCATGCTCCGATATCAGGATTTATTAATTTATTCTATCCAATAAGAGAGCTTTTGGACGTTTGTAACGTGGTTGGCGCGAGCATGAGCCAACTGGATTTGATGCTCTCTCTTATGTTTTTTCTGGACTATTCTTGAAAAGGGGGGCCGATAAGACTCTATTTTTTCCTTTTCGTTCTGTGCTAAAGGTTCCCGCATGGAAATGTTGTTGCGAGCATTACGCGGTTTTTTCAGGCGTGTTCATTTATCCGGGCTGAATCAGGGTCAATTAACGGTCATGGTTGCTTTGGCAGACCGGGAACAAACTTGTATGGAGATCGTTACTCAAACCGGATATGACCGGAGCGCTGTCAGACAGATTCTTCAACGCCTGAGGCAACAGGGTGATGTTGTTTTGCGGCCTTACCGGTCTTCCGGTCATGGTCAGGTGGAATATATTTATACTTTAACAGAAAAAGGGTCTGATACTTTGCAACGGTGTTTCGGAGAGTTTGATGGACTGATGGCTTGCCTCGCCCGGAAGGAGAATGTTGAAGCCTTGAGGAATGCCGGGGGGACGCAAGAAGAAGAGAATACCAAGCCAAAGAAGAGTGAGGCTTTACAAGATTTGATATAAGTTGTTGTAATGTAATTGATTGTTAGGAAATGTTAAGTGAGCGTGACCATATTTTTTGCGAGAAAGTAGCCTCCGGATTGATGGCGTATCAGGCTTATATTGAGGCAGGTTTTTGTTGCACCAGCAACGAATCCGCGCAGGCGGCGGCTTCCCGGAAGATGAAAGAGCCGGGAATCAAGGAAGAAATCAGGAAAATCCGTGAGCGTCTTTGTGATGAAAATTGCCTAACGCTGAAGGAAAAGAGGCTCAAGCTCGCGGAAATTGCGCGAGGAAAAGCGTTGTTTTCCGGTGATGAATCTTTGTTTGAGGTGCCTCCCTCCCATGCAGAGCGGATGAAGGCGATTGATTTGGATAACAAGATGATGGGTGATTATGCTCCGGAAAAGCAGGATGTGAGCATTCAAGGGCTGTTCTTTGAAGATTTGTTTGAATATGGAGAGGGGAGAGAAACAGTATCAGGAAGTTCTGAACTTTTGGAAGAGCAGGTTGAATAACCGGCTTTGGCGGCTGGAACATCTGTATTGGATCAAGAATGTTGACGGCATTGTTATTCCTTTCCGGCCAAATGAAGTACAGCGGAAGTTTCTTGAAAGGCAACATGGCCGCAACGCTATTTTGAAGGCTCGCCAGTTGGGCCTTTCTACGCTGGTAGGCGTGTTGATGGCTGATTTTGTATTCTGGAATGAGAATAAGACTGCGGCAATTATTGATTGGCGACTGCCGGAGGGTCAGAAAAAACTTCTGGGAGTGCGGTTTCAATGGGAGCATCTGGATTATGTGCCGGAAGACGCTGAGCGTGAACGGCGCATTATTGCGTGGCTGATGCGCGAGAAGAAGAGGCGTTTGGGAACGGTCAAGAAGGATGGGTCTATTGTGCCGGTGACAGCTACAGCTAATAAGCTGGCGTTCCGGAACGGGTCTGTGATTTATACGGATAATACATTTCGCGGAGGGACAACACAGTTCATGCACGTTTCCGAACTGGCCAAAATGGCCAAGCGGTTCCCGGACAGGGCAAGGGAAGTGGTGAACGGCGGGTTTGAATCCGTGCCGACTAACGGAACAATCATTGTAGAAAGCACGCACGAAGGCGGCAGGAGCGGCGTGAATTACAATTTGATGAAGACTGCCATGTCAAAACGGGGGAAGCCTCTTCTCCCGGTGGATTGGCGGTTTTTCTTTTTCCCGTGGTACGAAGAAAGCCGTTACCAGCTGGACGTGCCGGAAGGGTATGTATTCAGGGATGAAACCATTGAATATTTCACCCGGATGAAAGAGGTTTATGGCGTGGATGTACCGGAATCCGCGCGGTTGTGGTGGGAATGGAAGAACGGGCAGTCTGATTTCAACATGGGGGAAGAGTACCCTACTGTGCCGGATGAGGCTTTTGACGCGATTGGGGACGATGCTATTTATTGCGCTCAATTCCGGAAGCTGCGCCGTGATAACCGTATTGGATGCCGGTTTGTGGTGCATTCTTATGCTCCTGTTTATTGCACCTGGGATATTGGCGTTGCTGACCACATGGCAACGGTGTTTTTCCAGAAGGTGGGAGGGGAAACCCGCATTATTGGCGGGATTCAGGCCAAGAAGTCATGCGTGCTGGATATGCTGTCAAGGGTCAGGGATTTTGAGCAGACGCATGGGTTTAAGGTGTTTCGCCATTTGCTTCCCCATGACGGCGGGCATCATTCCACTAATGACCGAAAGACGAATCAACAGACTTTGGAAGAAAACGGATGCCGGGATGTCAGACTGGTTCCGAAGACGGGAAGCGTCTGGCTGTCCATCGGCGAAGTGCGTTCTTTTCTCCCTTCCACGGTCTGGCATGAACGATGCGGCGAAAGAATTGAGGATGGCAGTGAGGAAGGGCTTCCGGGATTACTGGATTGCATGGAAAGCTATCATGTGGATCAGAACGGGAAGATTGATCATGATGATTGTTCCCATTTTGCAGACGCTTTCCGGATGTTTATTGAGGCCGCCTGTCACGGTTTGATTGAGGGGTTTGAAAGTTCCATCGTCGGCATGGAATGCCTGGGAACCGCGTCCTGTTACGATGCCGGCGTTGCGGATATGCCCTGATATAAGGGGGGATGTCCGGCATGGATGTGACAACTTCACCCACTCTTTTTTGCTGATGTGCTGTCATGGTGCGCGTATGGGAAAGATTTTTAGTCCAAAAGCGGCTCCGATTCCTCAACAGAAAGAAGTGGTCAAGGAACCGGAAATTATTGATACGAGCGAAACGGCGGAAAATACCGTTAAGGCCCGTGCCCGAAAGCGTTATGGATTTGATAAAACTTTCACGGCAAAAGGGAATGGCAGTTCTGTTTTTGGTCAGTCTTCCGGAGCCAGTTACCGGAAAACGCTGGGTTAGGAAGACGCTGGGTTAATCAGTTCAGGGGTTAAGTTATGGACGGGGAAGAAGTCATTTCGCTATATAACAATTTGGAGAGGGAAAAGCAGGATGCGGCAAGCTGGGCCTCAGAATTGAAGAAGTTTGTTTATCCTTTTTCCCCTACCGGGTTGCCCAGCAGTTTTTCCTTTCTGGGCGTCGGTTTGAAAAACCTGCATGATTCCACGGCTGTACGGGCCAATCAACGGCTTGCGGCGGCGCATCAGAGTTTTTTGAGCGATCCCGGAAAGCTCTGGTTCAGTTTTGAGCCTTCCGCCGCTCTTGGTTCAGCGGTGCAAAAGAGCGGCCCGGTGAAGAAGTGGCTGAGAGATTGCGCGGAAAGAACATATCAGGCATTGGCTGAAAGCAATTTTTATACGGTCAACCATCAGGCGTTGCTGGACAGATGCGGGTTTGGCACGGGGAGTTATTACGGCGGCATCAGCAATGAAAACAGGCTGATGTTTTCCTATGTTCCTTTTGATTCTTTTGTGTTCGCGGAAGATGAACAGGGCATGCCGAATTTGTTGATACGCAAGTTTGAATGGAATGCCGTCCAGGCGGCCCGCTGGCTTGGCGGCGCGGGGAAGCTGAACCAGCCAATGAAGGATGCCTACAGGGATGAAACAGAGCGCATCAAAAAGAAATTTACCATTCTCCATGCCGTAGGAAGAAAGGAAAATTATGATCCATTAACAGAGAAGGAATATTTTTCCTTTTATATAGAAAAAGGGAACAAGGACATTCTGGAAGAGGGCGGGTTTGGCGAATTCCCTTACATGGTTTCCCGTTTTTTGAAATGGGTTGGTCCGTGGGGATTGGCCCCGGCCCGGCTGTGCTGGTCTAATATCCTGTCTTTGCAGTACAGCCGGAGGATTACCCGGATGCTGGGAGAGTTGAAGGCTTTTCCCCGCCTTAAAGTATCGAAAGATCTTGTGGGCCGCGTGAGTTTGAGGCCGGGCGGCCAGACTGTCGTCGGTCAAGGGGATACTGGTTTACCGGCTGAGTGGGGTACGGTGGGCGATTATCGGGAAGTGATGAATGAAATGGAAATGGATCGTCAGGAAGTGCGGTCTGCTTTTTATCTGGATATGCTTGATTTGTTCGGCGCGCAAACAGGCCAAATGACTGCAACGGAGGTGAACGCCCGGCTGGAAGAAAGGCTGTTGGCGTTCAGCCCTACGTTCTGCCAGCACCTGAATGATTTTCGGCCTATGATGCTGAGGATTTTCCGTCTAATGCTGGATGCCCGGCTGTTTGATCCGAATATACCTTCTGAGTTGATGAGGCCTAACGGGAAGGGAGGGCAGGAATTTAATCCCAAGGCTTTGCCTGATGTCGTTTACAATTCCAAGTTCGCCCAACTAATGAAGCAGGTTCAGCTTTCCGGGCTTGTCGGGTCTCAGGATATTATTGCCAATATGGCCAAGTTTGACCCCGGCGTGATTGCCCGGTTTGATTTTGATTTTGCGGCTCAGGAAGTTGTGCGCGGCATGGGCGTGCCGGAAAGTTTTATCAGGAACGACAATGAAAAGAAGGAGGCTTTGCAGGAAATGCAAGAGAGGATGATGGCGCAACCTCCTGCCGGAGAGGGATAACAATTAACAGTTTTGACAATGAACGATCCTTTTGAGTTCGACGAAGAAGAGGAATTAGAAAAGCAGAAGAAGCTGTTGAGTGACGCTTTCGGCAAGCTGGACAGGGCTTCCATGAAGGCTTTGGAAGAGTGGTTCCGGGGGGAATTCGGCATTCATCAGGCGGCTTTCCGCGTTTTTAACGGTGAATGGAATCCGCTGGACGCCATGAGACAAGACGCATTCCGGCTGGTCTGGAACAGCATGGTCGTGAGCTGGAAGAAAGTCCACGAACCGGGCAATACGGAAGAAGTATCATATTTTAACGATTAACAATCAATTTTTTCTATGAGCGAAAAACAAGAAAACAATAATGATGGGGCTGTGACTGTACAGCCGGTTTTGGGAAATGACGGTCATTCCAATGCGCCTTCAACACAGGGAACCGGTGCGCCTGCGCCTTCGGCTCCCTCCGGCGGCATTGCCTCCCCTCCGGTTCAGGAAACCGGCGATGTAACGCCTCCTGCCGGCGGCAATGCCGGTGCTTTTCCGGATTTGGCGGATTACGCTACCGGACTGTTTGAGGGGGTGGAGCCTGAGAGTCTGGATTACAAGCTTTTTGAACGCGCCCGCGTGGCGGCTCATAAGGCGGGGATTCCTCAGGATGCCCTGTCTTCCGTAATGGGGGATGTGCGAACGTTCATCAACGAAACGGAAGCGCAGATTGAACAGGCGCGGATAGATGCCTGTGATGAGCAGTTAAAGCAGTTACAGCAGACTTATGGGAGTAAGTTTAAGGCTGTGATGGAGGCCTGCAATAACACGCTCAACAATCTTGCCGTAGAGTTCGGGGTAGATGCCCATGTGTTCGACCTCCCGGAAATCCGGAATAATCCAGAGGTGGTGAAGTTTTTTTACGGCCTTTCCCAACGGATGAAAGAAGCCGGGTTTGCCCATGTAAACCAAATGGCTTCCATTGCTACTGCGGAACAGGAGCTTGAATCCATTTACAACGGCACGCATGAGTTGAGCAAGGCTTATATGGACAGCACGCATCCGGATTGGAAGAGGGCGCAGACGCGCGTGAATGAGCTGACCCGGATGACGATGCAGGGGTAATTTCATTTAACAGTTAATAGTTTTTATTGGTATGGCGACGGGCGCGACAGGGTTTCAGGGGTTCATGCGCGATCATGCGAAGGAGTTTTCCTTGTTTGGCAATGGCGTGAGTTTGGCCGGTGGGGCCTTGTCCGCCCTGAACCAGTATCAGGCCGGGAAAGCTCAGAAAGCGGCAGGACTGGCAACGGCGGATAATATGCGGCGGGCGGCTCAAGGAGCGTATGATTCCGCGCTGGCGGATGAATATTTGCAAAGGATGAACCAGAATGCTGACGCGAGCACGGCGCGGGCGGCTCAGGCGGCATCCGGTTTCATGTCCACCGGAACCGGCAATATGAATGAATTAACGCTGATGAAGCAGTATGAGCATGGCATTGCTCAGGCGGCTACTCAGCGGGAGAACCAGCGCAGGAGTGCGCTGTATCAGGCTGATTTGGCAGAGTGGCAGGCGAGACAGGCCGCGCGGGCCTCCAAGCGCGGGGCTTTGGGGACGATTTTAGGGGCAGTAGCCGGAACGGCTCTTTCTTTAACCGGTTTCGGCATGGCGGCAGTCCCGGCCATGAAGGCCGGGCAGGTGTTGAGCAGGTAACGACGAATAGTTAATCAGAAGAGAGTTATGAAAGTTGGTCTGATGGGAGATAACGGGTTCCGGGCTGGGCATGTGAATGGGAATGCGGCCGCGGCTCCGGCGTTGGCTACAGCCGAAGTATTTGGACAGGCGGCTAAAATCGGGCGGGCGGTGGATGATTTGGGGCAGGATTTGATGCACAAGGAGAATGTTTTGCGGGATGATGAGAGTTTCCGAATGGGACTCACTAACGCCCGCGGATTGATTGCCTCCGCTGAACAGGATATTGACAATGGAGCGGATTGGGAAGAAACGCTTGCCAAGAAGCGCGAGTTGGTGGATGAACCGGAGTTTATGACTCCGGATGCGGCTGTACGTTACCGCGCCGCCATTGAGGATTTGTTTCAGCGCGGGGGGGAGGCGTTGCAGGATAGACAGCGGAGAGCGAGCGCGAAGAGGGCCAGGGCGGCTTTTTCCGCAGATTGGGCCGCCGCCGTGGAAAGCGGAGATATGGAACGCGTTCAATCCGTGCTGAATTCCGGGGTGGGCGTGTATGTGGACGGCATGAAGGCATCAAGGATGCTGGCTTCCGCAAAGAAACAGATTGGCACGTTAAAGGCGGCCAAGGATTTTGACGAGAATCCCGACCAGTTGGCGGCGGATTTGATTGACGGGAAATATCAGGGCGTTTTGTCCAATACGGCTATTGCCTCTTATGGCCGTTTGTTGCAGGGGCAGTCCGGGGTTCCTACGACTGTCAGCTTGTATGATGTTACCGGCATGCCGCTGGGAGAAGGGGGCCGGAAGCTTTATGACCGTGTTTTGCTGGATGAACCGTTTGAGGATGCTGGAGAGGGCGGGGGAATGGTTGAAAGAGAAGGAGTTCATGAGCAGGCCGGGAGTGTTGCCAATGGTTTTTCCTCTTCCGGCGGAATCAAGAAAAAGAAGCCGGAGTTCCGTAGCGGCGTGGCTGATCCGGTGGTGGATTTAATGAGGATCAGGGCGGCTGAGGGACAGTTGCCGACAACGGAAGAGATTGGAGTAACCAGCATGAATGAGGTGTTGGCGGCGGATGTGAGCGGACTGGTGAAGGATGGCGGCGTGGGGTCTCCGTCGTATATGATGTATCTGGGAGAGTTGAAGCGGAGGTGGAAGGAACATGGAGTAAGTAATGATTTTCAGGAAGCTATGGAATCCACTCTTGAAAATCGCGTGCTGTCCATGCAGGGACAGAAGACGGACAGGATCAGTTTTAATGTGGATGACGTTGTGAGAACGATGGAAGGAACGGGGGAGTTTGTTACTGCGGACGCTCTTAAGAATTTGGAGTGGCATCGTGAGGCATTGAGGGAATTTGAGATTGAGAAGGCGGGTTTTGCCGGAACTGGCGATAAAAAGAGAGAGATGGCACGGCGTGAGAGCGGGTTGGAACTTAATGTGGAGCGTTGGAAGAAGGAAGCGGAGATTCAGAGTAAAAGGAATTCAATGGAGATGCGCAGGTGGGTATTTGAGTGGCAGGCGGCGCATCCGGGCGAGAAAAGTTCTGTGAAGTTTGTGACCGCCATGAAGGAAAAGATGTTCCAATTAACAGGAAGACATGCTTCTACGCTGGATTTTCTTCTCCGGCAAAATGGAGAACATGCGGATTCCGTGAAAGATGATGATACGGATTTCGTGCGGCGCAATGAGGCCAGAAAGGGACTGGATGATTTGAGGAAGAAGGCACTTGCCTTGCCAAAACCGGATGAAAGGCTGAGCGTGAGGACGAAGGCAATGAATATTCCCGTAGCGGATGTGCGGGATGCTCATGTGAAAGAGGTATGGGATGATGAGTGTTTTATTGTCGGAGAAGATCATCTGTCACGCTATCCGCAGTTAAGGGATCAGTATGTGCCGGATGTGAGTTTTGAGCTTGCGGATGGCCGGATTTATCGTCCGCAGAAGGTTGCCGTGGTGCCGGGCCGCGCGTTTGGTTTTTCCCGGAGGGCCGCTATTGCGTTGCGGCTGGTTCCCGGGTGCAAGTTCAAAGCGGCAGTCCGGTTTGATTTTCCGGATGCGGAAAGAGCCGGCAAGGAAGGCCGCAAGAGGCTTTTTGAACATGGTATTCAGGGGATGGAAGAGAAGATTTCCGGATTGCTTGAAAAGGGTAATATTGATTTGACGAATCGTCCGGTTGTGAAGAATAAGGATGGGTCTATTAGCACCGTGCGTTCCATATCTATTGGCATGGATGGAAAGGAATATTTGATTCCTACGGTGTCTGATGACGGTTCCATTCTTTCTGATGATGAGGCTGTAGAGATGTTTAAGAGGACAGGCAGGCATTTAGGCGTGTTCCGGTCTCCACAATCCGCAACGGATTATGCCAAGAAGTTACATGAAGAACAGGCTCGCGCCTATGTACGTTAATTTGAATTATTTAATAGATTTATGAATATTGCATTGAATGTGAATGGGCAGAAAGAGTTGAACAGAATGAATGTTCCGGATGAATCCGGGCATGTGGATTTGAGACCTCCGATTGTGAACAGGCCGCAGGCGGGGCCGGAAATGCAACTGAACGTTCTGGATGATGAACAGGCCGGGAATGTGGCGGTCGCCGTGGAAGATGAGGGGCGGAGCTGGGAACCGGGGCAGGTTATTACGAATGATCGGCAATACCGGTCCGTTATGGCGGATTTTAATTTGATGTCCGTGGACAGTCCGGATTATGACAGAGTGAGGCAGTCTTTAGATGAATACTGGGACCGGAGAGGATTGGGGAACGGCCATGTCGCGGAGGCGGCGGATGTCAGGCGAGGACGGGCTTATCAGCTGATGGCGGAGCTGGGAGACGGCTCGGAGTTGGATCAGGAACAGGTGAATGAGGTAGAACGCACGCTTGGGAAGGGTGTGGTGGATTTTTATAAGGGATTAAGTCAGGAAGAGAAGGATGAGGTGCTTGTGGATGGTTTTGTTCAGTCTTTCGTAGGTGGCGCACCCGCTTTGAGCCGCGTGTATCTTGCTGAACGTCTGGGACTGGACACGGATGAGGCGTCTGTTATGGCGGCGGAGTTGCGCCGTCAGGCCGGAGTTGGCCGCGCCAGAAGGGAACAGGTGAAGAAGGACATGGGGGAAGTATGGGGGGAAATGGTGACGGCAACGGGAAGCGGGAAGGAGTTTTCTTTAGATCCCCGTGATCATCAGGGGCGTAGTCCGGAGTTTCTGGCGGGCGCGGCCAGTCTGGCGGATAGCCAACGAATGGCGGCGGCTTTCATTAAGGACATGGTTTACGGTGAAGACGGAAGGAGCCCTCGCGCTCAGGGGATGCAGACGGGGATTGACGGGTTAAGGACGTATGGTTATTCCAAATATGAGGAAGGACGCTGGGTTGTGGAACTGGCGAATTTGCACCGGAAAAATGAACAGGCGTATGAATTGGCTGTCAGCGCGATTGCCGGGCTGGTGGATTATCAGAAGGGAAATGAATCTGCTTTTTCCCGGATGCTGAATAATTTTTCCGGAATGGCGGTTGAAGGGCTGGTTCATGGCCCTTCCCGCTGGCTTGAATCCGGAGTGATGGATTTTTTACAGAGTGCCGGGCTGGTTCAGCGCGGGGAAGAGAAGTTTGACGATCCTCTTTGGATTCAGCGGGTGAATAAGGTGGCGCAGGATATTCAACAGGTGAGGATGGAGCAGTATAAAGCACGTTCTTCTCATGGGCTGGTGAATTTTCTGGAAGAGGCTTCCAGCGTTTTTGGTGGAGCTGTACCGTTTATTATGACGAGCGGGTTGGGGTCTTTGCTGGAAGCGGAAGATACGGCGGAAACCGGTTATCTGGCTAAGGGTGTGGATGGTTTGACGGCAAGAAACGCGGCTTATGGAGAAGGCATGGGAATGTGGGCGGCCAATATCTGGGGGCTGGGGAAAGGCGGGAAGCTGGTTGGGAAGGCTTATGACAAGCTGATGAATTGGGCCGGGCGGAAAACCGGCATGAAGGGGCTTTTGGGCCGTGCTTTGGAGACAGACCGGTTCTGGGGACGCGGGCCGCTGTTTGTTGGTCTGGAAGGGGGAGTGTTGCATGCTCAGACAGTTATTGAGCCTTACGCACGTTCCGTGGCTTCCAATATGTTTTCCTGGGGGAATGGGAAGAGCTGGGATGAAGCGGATGCGGAGGCCCGTGAGGCGATGACATGGAGGAATTTTCTGGTGGCCCTTCCCATGTCCCTGTTGCTGGGGTATGGGCGGTATGCCAAGAATAGCCCGTTCCGGGCGGCGGCTATTGCTGATGAACGTATCCGGGGCATTAAGGCTGAGTGCGCGGAGTGTCCGGAGACGATGAAGGGGTTACATTTTACGGACGAAGAAATTAAAATGATTCTCAATACGGAGAATGACAGGGATAAAATCAGGCTGTTTGATTTGACGCTTCACAGGAAGATTGAGGGGAAGGTAGCAGAAACCGTTGGGGAACCCATAGGGGTGCTGATGACTCCGGATGTTCCGCTGGTGAAGTCCCTGATGGAAGAGAGGGTTATTCCCCGTGCGGAGGTGGTGAACGGGAAACTGCGCGTTTATGATGTGGAAACAACACTAGGAGCTGTGACGTGGGATAAGGATGGAAATCCGGTTCAGGGGGTGAATGGCGGCAAGTTGGAAACGGTGATTGGCGGTTTGGAAGGAAGAGAAGGTGCGGATAGAGGGAAGGAAAACGGGAAAGAGTTTGTAGAAATGGATTTGGAGACAGGAAACAGGTTCTTAACGGCGAAGGTACAGGAATGGGCTGTGAATCAGGATTTTACCTTGAAAAATGCGGCGTTGAATGATGCGTCCGTAGATTATTTTGCGGAGAGGTGCGGCGTGGATTTCAGGAAAGAGGGTACGGCTATGTCTTACCGGGTTTTGAAAAGGATGGCTGATGATGCCCTGATGCGCATTGCGGAAAGGAGCCGGAAAAAGGAATGGAGCAGGGATGACCAGAATGCCCACGAAGAAGATGTTGTTTTGGCCGTTTTACCGAATAATTTCCGCGACCGTGTGGAGATCGCCTTGAAACGCGGAGAACTGGCGCGCGGAGAGGGGTTTTCCGGAGAGGTAACGGAAGAAGAAATTGCGAACATCGTCGCCCGCTGGACCGGCATCCCGGTCTCCAAGCTCGTCGAAGGCGAACGCGAGAAGCTGCTCCGCCTGCCGGACACGCTGCATCAGCGGGTCATCGGCCAGGACGAGGCCGTGCAGAAGGTCTCGGACGCTATCCTGCGCTCCCGCGCCGGCATCGCGAACCCGAACCGCCCCATCGGCAGCTTCCTGTTCCTCGGCCCCACGGGCGTCGGCAAGACCGAGCTGGCCAAGGCGCTGGCGCAGGCCCTGTTTGACGACGAGAAGAACATGGTCCGTATCGACATGACCGAGTATATGGAGAAATTCAGCGTCTCGCGTCTGATCGGTGCGCCTCCGGGATACGTCGGCTATGAGGAGGGCGGTCAGCTGACCGAGGCCGTGCGCCGCCACCCCTACAGCGTTGTGCTGTTCGATGAGGTCGAAAAGGCCCACCCGGACGTGTTCAACATCCTGCTGCAGGTGCTGGACGATGGCCGCATTACCGACAGCCAGGGCCGCACGGTGGACTTCAAGAACACTGTCATCATCCTGACGTCGAACCTAGGCTCCGACCTGATTCTGGAGGATCTGGAAAAGAGCCGCGCCAACGGCAGCAACGAGCTGTCCGACGAGGCCAGAAACGCCATTGACCAGCTGCTCAAGCGCCAGTTCCGTCCCGAGTTCCTGAACCGTCTGGACGACATTGTCTACTACAAGAGCCTGACCAAGACCGAAATCGGCTCCATCGTCGACCTGATGCTGGCCGACCTGCGCAAACGTCTGGAGGACAAACAGCTGAAACTGGTTGTCACCGACGCGGCCAAGAACGCCATCATCGACGGCGGCTATGACCCGATCTACGGTGCCCGCCCCTTGAAGCGGTACATCCAGTCCCATGTGGAAACGATGATCGCGAAGGAGATCATCGGCGGCGCCCACACGGCAGGGGACACCCTCACCGTGGATGCGGATGGGAACGGACAGCTGGTGCTGCGCTGA